CGTTGGYGTTGGCGTTGGCGTTGGCGTTGGCGTTGGCGTTGGCGTTGGCGTTGGCGTTGGCGTTGGCGTTGGCGTTGGCGTTGGCGTTGGCGTTGGCGTTGGCGTTGGCGTTGCTAGCAATGACTTTATATACCAAAACACACCCCCCAGAACAACCACTACAACGGCATACATCAACCAAGTTTTTTTACCTATGTTATTGTTGCTAAGGACATCAAAATTATTGTTAAGGATATTAACGGTGTTATCAGCCATTTACATACGTATACATTATACAATAAAAATTACATCATTTCAGTTTTTTTGAAGTTTCCACAACCAAAATACACATATACTCATAAAAAGCAATACACCTACATAAGTTAGACGTCTTTCTAGTTTGTTTTCATATGTCTCGCTTGCCATGAGTTGAATCAGTGCCCCGCTCATTTGTATAAGGTAATAAAAATTTGTTTAAGTGTTTCAAGTCTATATCAATAAATTTGAAATCACATACTTACACCTGTCTTTTGAAATACATTTACTTGTCTTTGAAAGTAACAATGCCTTCGACCTCCACAAAGTCGTCAATATCCACGGTTTCCTCAGAGTCCTCAGCAAAGATATTCTGCAGTTTCTCTACGTCGGCGCGAGCGGTTTCGTCAAGCTTCTTGACAAGATCGTCAAACGTGCCACTGAGTTTCTTGAATCTTTCATCACGCTCCTTATCCAGTTTTGCGCGGCGCTCCTCAGACTCCTTGTTGAGCTTCTGAAATGCCTTGTTAATCTTTGCGGTGTCTTTCTTTACACGCTTGGTAAATGTCTTGTCAAAGCTATCAGAAGACATGCGAGTAGGGGTGCGGATCAATGCCAGAGTATACATTTGTGATATTTTACAACAACATTTTTTTTAAGTTAATTTTACATATTATACAAGGTTTTATACATATTTATACAAGTTTGAGTAGTTCTATAAGAACAAAGGCAATGATGGAATATTTTACAAGCTGCTTTGCCTCGATAATCTCGGTGTTCATTCGCTGATTCATATCGAATATGATGTCGTTCATGTTCTTGAGAGACGCTGGTGTGCTCAGGAAATCCCCCGCAATGTCTTGGACGATATCAAACACGGGGACGTCCACCAGATCTTCGATGAGATCATCATATCGTTTAATGTACTGATTCAGACTGAACTCAGGGTCATGATACTTGATTATGCCTTCGCAGATGGTCAGGGAGCGTATGAGGTAAATGTACTTCGTTGTGAGCTCAAAAACGCGCTGCTCATTGGCAGTGAACTCTGGAATCTTCCCGAGCTCTATGTTAAAGTTGTCAGAGCTCATGATCTTCTTAATCTTTGGTACAATCTTCTTCAGGCGGGCAGCAGATGCTCCCGACTTCACAATGCCAAGCTCCTCCAGAGAACGTATGACACCATCGCTATCTTCTAGGACAATGTTTTTGAGACACTTGGCAATGTTAGGTCTCAGGTCACGGACATCGACAACGGCCCCAAAATCATATAGTACAAAGGAACCGTCGGCGCGCACACCGATGTTCCCCGCGTGAGGATCCACCTGCACGAGACCAATCTCAATGACAGACCGCAGATACAGTTCAAACATCCTTGAGGCAAGAAATGTGTTAGGATGCGCCGAAGTGATCTTCCTGGACGGCACAAACTCTGAAATTATGTACTGCTCTCCGGCCTCGTAAACCTGGGGAATTGACAACCACTCCACGCTAGAAAACTTCTTCCGGAATAAACTCTGAGACTTGGCCTCTGAACGCAAGTCAAGTTCCCCAATAAGCATTGGTTGACACTCGCTGACAATTTCAAGCATGTTCTCGGCGCCGGCAATGTTGAAGAACTTTGCCGCCTGCAAGACATAAATGAACAGGGGGAGGTCCTCCATAATGCGCTGTTTTACCCCAGGCTTGATAACCTTAACGACCACATCGCTATTGTCCGTCTTGCGTTTGCCCTTGAAAACAGATGCGATAGAAGCAGTCGCTATCGGAACCTTATCAAACTCGTAAAAGCTAAAATCTGGGAGGGGCGAAACTTCGCTAGGCACTTCGTTTTGAAATCGCTCGATTACCGACAGTGTGCTTGCATCGATGACATCACCACGGGCGGACAAGAATTGAGCCATTTTGAGCGCTATGACTCCTATTTCTGTCGTGTCGCGCACAAGTTCATCCGCCGCCGGGCTCTTGGGGCCCTCTTTCTGGATTTTTTGTATATTCTTATATGTTTTGAAACAATACCGAGCAATCTCCACGCCCCGTTGAGCATATCTAATATGAGAGACGCTGTTTGGCGATACCTTCAACATTTAACTTTATCAACATTTTTTTGGTTATTAAAATACGATTGTCGATATACATATATAATGACAAAATGTGTTTTTGATTAGATTACTTGTTAGAGTGGCTTTTGGCAAAAGCAACTATGTTCTGCGCACTGGGACCGCCAGGGTATTTACGAGCCACACGGTCCTTCCCAAGAACAAAAATAGTAGGGAAACCGTTAACCTTAAGCTGCTCACACACCTTGGAGTGCTCCTCGGCATCGACTATGTACACGGGCATCTTGCCACGCAGAGCAGTCTGAGCCTTCTTCATTTCAGGAGCCATGCGGTGACAATGGCCGCAGTTGTCCCACTTGCAGAAAAGAATGCAGGGTGTCTTCAGATTTCTTTTGAATGTGGCAAATCCTTGAAAACTATCTGGAGCCATAATATTACGCCTTTATATTTTTTTTAATGCATTAACGAATTACATAGCTCGAATCCATTGAGTGGCTATTACCTTGGTGCCAGATTTAACAGGCTGACCGGCGTGAAGAGTTTCCTTGAACAATTGTTTCGTGCGCGGATCGGCAACCCAGAAGAAAGCAGCATTGCCTTTCACCGGTTTCACGCTCGTCTTGAGAGTTGGGAAGTCTGTCTCTCCACCGGCAACTGGTTCCTGGAGGTACACAATCATCGTTCCAAGTCTCTGGTCTTTGGGACAAGACACGGTAGAACAGTCTTCACCATCAAAATGATGCTTGTAAAATCCATCCTTGGTGTATTTTGCAAGTTGGATGTCCTCAAACACATATGAATCATCGTCCATACCTCTGGACCTCAGAAAGTCCCTCGTCTTATTTTGTATCATATCAGACACCGGGTGCTTTCCTGTTGCAAACCAGGTCTGTTTGCTCTTTCGCGCTTCAGTGTCCAGATACGCGGGTTTGTCATCCGTGTTTCCAGAAACCTCAGAATCTATCAAACCTGCTTTGTTACCCGCCTTGACAAGAGAGTCGCACTCATATGATGTCAAAAAGTTTGGCAACCGTATGAGGTGAGGACCATTGGGTGGCAGACTCTTCCACAGAGTATCTAATCTCATCAGGATGAGAATTGCTAGTACCGCAAGTATTGCAAGAATATACTCGGATTTTTCCATTTGATATCTTGATATATTTTTATTGTCATTTGATCCTGGATATAAAAAGTCTACATAAGAGCTTAACACATTAAACATTCACCAAACCAACAAAAACAATCATGGAAAAGACTCTTGCCGATACCCTACTGCACCATGACTTCCGCACAGTTGAACTGGAGTTCCGCGTTGGCATCCAAACGTCTCGCGGATTTCATGCAAGCTTGCCCAAGATTGCATGGACCCAGGCAATGGAAAAACTAGGAAAGGGCAAGGAAGTTGTCATTGTGGACAAATATGTATCTACCAGGGGCAACTGCTCGTCGCGGCACGTTCAAGCAGGCGGTGCCATGTACTGGGAACACAAACAAAAGGTGTCAAACGATGTGACGCCAGGAAAGTTTGCCATTCGGACAAGTCTTTCATTGGAAACCAAGGAAAAGGGCGCCCCACCAAACAGCTACGTGCTCCAGCGGACGAAGCACAGGACATCTTTTCCCAAGGGACCGTGGCAGATTGATTTCACACGAGTGGAGACCATCCCAAACAAGGACGACGTTGAGGAAACCTACGAAATAGAAGTCGAGCTCAAAGACACCGGATATCTCTTTGAGAAAGAACTGAATCTTGTCATTGCGGAAGGAATCGCTCTTGCCCAAAACATCACCATGTAAAACTCAATCATTCAAGACTTGAAATCAGACAAGATTAATAACGAGAGATAAATTGTTGACATATACAAGATGGATAGTGGGACATTTGAGAACAAACTCACAATATTCATTGAGTTGGTTAACTATATAAGAAATGAGGATTATCACAAGAAGAATCTCATTTCTATAGAAAATGGAATAACAATTCAAAAGAAAGCAGATTGCAGCTATGAAAACTTACAATTGATAAAGAAGGCAATATCAAAACTTAGAAAACTCAGTAAAACACATTTGGCGGTTCAAAAAATGCTCGTGTATACAAAATACCAAATTCAATTCGTAGGGCAATGTTTACTAGATATACTATGGTCAAAACACGAATCAATGAAAACTTTTAATGACGCTGGTTACTCTTGGAATGATCTCAAAACTAAAAAACAAATGGAGTTTGTATCTACAATGATACGGCATGAAGAAGTCATAAGAGATACTCTTGCCATATTGACAAGCATTTTTAAAATGAGAGCATCATTTTATAAGAATTCTCATAATGTTTATACTAATGATGTTGCATTATATGTACTGCGGAACATAAGGAGGATGATTCTCTTTAGAGGTTTCTCATCTCCGCTATATGCTGACCAACGCAGGGAGCTTCCAGATATATGGAATAGAATAAGAAGACATTATATACATTTGCTAAAATCATATAAATGGAATACATTGGTCAAAAAACTAGAAAATGCACAAGTTAATGTTAGAAGACCAGACTCATTTTCACTCGGTGTTCACAGAAAACGCATGAGAGATCTCATAGAAAAAAGCACTGAAAATATTTGATTAAGAATCAGGTGGACTTTATTTCAACGTCAACATTCTTGGCAACGTCGTCATAGAAATCCTTGGTCTCAACAGGAAATTTATACATCCGGTGGTCGCCAGAAGCACACATCTTTATCACCTGAGCGCCGGAAATAGGAGTCTCTTTCCTCTTCCCAGTGTCAAAGGTTGGTTTTGTCATGTCTTTCAATGCCCTTTGGATATTTTGAGGAGCGTATGGGATGTGGTAATCGTCATCAAATAAATTTGCACTCTCTTTCAAGTATTCATTCCGGTATTTCTTCAGGTCCTTGATAGTGTCCTTTCCAGTGACAGGGTCCTTATGGACAACAACGTTCTTGTCGGAATCGTATTTGACAAACTTCTGATCGGCACATATTCCACGTGTATGCCTAAACAAAATAGCAGGTATCTGTTGAGGGTCCGCCCCGCGTATTTCACTGATGAACTCTGGTTTATTGAATATGTCATACACCGCCGACACTGCCGACTTGTCTGGCACGGCAAGCGTGATGTTGATACTGTTGTTGTTGATGACCTTGTTATCATTAATGACCTTATTGTCAGTGATGTAAACATTGCCATTGTAAACAGTTTGTGAAACAACTTCTTTGCGGTCATAGTCCTCCTCTGACACAAATCGCATCTCTTTCTTGTTCATGACTCTATCCTTACATTTTTTGGTTCTTGAATGCGTAGAAGCACCGGTTACCGATAATGTTTCATAACCACAATCGCAAGTATACACAGTTCCGCTAAATATTTTAACCATGCTGACTTTCTGTGATATTATAAATATTTAAGTTAATATAGTAGCAGTTTCTTTAGCGCTAAATCTGCTACTATAGTAGCAGATWTTTTTTTTTTTTTTTTTTTTTGAAATTTAGTTTTATACTGAAATATTCACATGAAAAAGAATATGTTGGTTTATTAAGATGATACTCCCTGTTATAATTTCCCTTGTCGTGATTACTTTGATACTTGGCAATATGATTGGGTGGGAAAAATTCATAATGGGAGTGTACAACAACCTCGCGGTTGTTACGGCCCTTATTGCCGCGGCCATAGTTATTACTTTCCTTTTGAATAAAGGAATGGGAGCAGAATTGCTGAAGGGTCTTATTTCCTTTGTGGTAGGTGCCTTTGTACTGTACATTCTCTTCGTATGGTCGTTCTCTGGCAAGTTCCCTTGGCTCAAGTAGATGTTTACATGTTGCGAAGTTTGAATTCAATTGTAACTTTTGAAGAAGCACTTTTGACGATAAGCTGTATGTTTTTATTTATTTCAAACTTTGAGAAATCACCGCACTTGGTAAATGTTTCCATCAGCGATACTATCATCTTGTTGCTGATGTTTTCGGTTGGGAACAGTTTCTTCAGCGACAGTTTCCAGAAGTTTTCCCCCATCGTCAAGAACGACTTGTCAACGCACGCGACACGGTTTGTGTCAAAATTTCTCACAAACATCTCTACGCTTTTTTCTACAACCTTGTGCATGTCTGCCATGGTTTTCTTCAGATGGAACAAACCAGGGACAAAGAGTTCATTCCAATCATTAAGCACAGGTGCCACCTTGTTCCGTATCTGTCCCCTCTTCATGGTTGGGGGTGTAGAGTTGGGGAGGAAAGGGATTTGATGCTCTCTGGCATATGCTACGATGTCATTCTTTGAAACATCAAGCAAGGGTCTGAAGAATGGAATGCCATCCTGGACCACGAGCGTGTCCATTCCGGAAAGATTATCATACTTTTGGCAACTTCCAATATTTTGCAGAATGTTTTCCAAGCAGTCATCCTTATTATGTCCCATGACAACTGGGTGTGGGCCCAGTGTCTTATATGTGGCATACCTGACATCCCGAGTATACTTTTCATATACGGTTCTTAGCTGATTGTCGACACACTGCTTCCTATTTATCTCATCAATCCTCCGCACATGGAGAGGATATCCGAAAGAGTTTACCCAGTCTGCAACAAATGCCTCCTCAGCATATGCACTATCTCGGTTAGTATAGTTTACCATGACGACATCGATGTCATATCCGAAGGCTTCTTTCAGGCCGTGAATGATGTGGAAAGCAACCATCGAATCAGAACCACCTGAGATGCTCATTATCAGCTTTGTTGGTCGCTGAGATACCAGGGCACTCATCACTTCCTTCACCACATGATTCTTTGGGTTCATTGGTAGCACAGGACCGGTTGGTGTGAAATGCAATGTTTGTTCATGCAGTTGTGGCGTAAATGTATTGCCTTCTATTTTGGTGATGAATTTGCTTTGAGACAAGATTGGACACCTTTCATATGTGGCCTTCAGGAAGCGGATGAGGAAAGGGTCGTGTCCATGGACCACCCTTTCCCAAGCCTTCTTTGCCGTGAGAGTGATCAACACGGGGTTGTTGGTATGACGCACGGGGAGGTGAGCAAAGCACCACTCGACATCGGTGAGTTGAGAAAGATCTATCTTGGCATAGTTTCTCAGCGACTTGCGTAGAAAATACTCTACAATATGAGAGCTTTGACAGCTCCGGAAAACGTGCCGAGGGAGTTGATCATACAAGATAGTGAGACCCAGATAATCGTCACCACATGGGTCGTCTAGCAGGTGCTGATATTTCTCCTCTAGATATTCGTCAAATTCGTTATTCTTGGAAAACCAGAACTTGTCATTTCCAAGGAACTCTGTCACAAAGTCTGCGAGCAACATTTGGTGGTATTTGTGGAATTTAAAGATTGTTTCTTGCACCAATTGTTATACATTTTCCAGATCCCTGGGTCAAATGACATCTATTTGTTTTTTGTAAGGACAAAAACACCGATACTAGTTGAATTTCAAATGTGGTCCCAATCAAAAATAAATATTTTAGTATCATATACTATGGATATAGATACAGACAAGGTTAATGCAAAGGGTCGGCGGGCGTTCACGGACACAAAGGGCCGCACATACGTGAAAGGAGATGGTGGCAAGAAGGTGTACGTCAAAAAGCTGTTTGCACCAAAGTCGTCCCCCGTCATTGCCGATGGTGGCAAAAGCAGCCCTGTTTCGAACACGGGCAAGGTCAACAGCAAAAAACGCCGGGTATTCACGGACACAAAAGGCCGTACGTATGTGAAAGGAGACGGCGGCAAGAAGGCGTACGTCAAAAAGCTGTTCACACCAAAGTTGTCCCCCGTCATTGCCGTTGGTGGCAAAAGCAGCCCCGTCATTGCCGTTGGTGGCAAAAGCAGCCCTGTTTTAAACACAGGCAAGGTTAATGCAAAGGGTCGTCGGGTGTTCACGGACACAAAGAGCCGCACATACGTGAAAGGAGACGGCGGCAAGAAGGTGTACGTCAAAAAGCTGTTCACGCCAAAGTCGTCCCCCGTCATCGCCATCGGTGGCAGAAGCAGCCCCGTTTTGAACACGGACAAGAAGGCGAACGTCAGAAAGCTGATCACACCAAAGTCGTCCACCAATAGCAGCCCCGTTTCGATCACGGGCAAGGTTGACACCAAAAAACGCCGGGTGTTCACGCCAAAGTCCATGACAACCAGCAACGCCGGCAAGAGACGCGATGGAAAGATGGATATAGATACGATTGCAAAAGTATGGAAATCAAAAGTTGACGCAAGACTCAAACCATCCAAGGAAGGAATTGAGAAGGAATCGTTAAGATTAAAAATGCCCGCCATCAGATTACTGAACAATTCTAGGGCATTAAAAAGATCTGAAAAAATCATCGAAATTCCTCTTACATTCAGAAAGGGCGGGGCCGTGGATTCCAGAGATATTATCAACATGAGAAAAAACAACATTGATCCCACTTGGTTTCAAGCACAGGTAGAGTACCTGAAAAAATTGTCGGATTATGACATATGGACAGTGGCTGCATACACTCATTTCAGTCAGGAGTGGGTTGGAAAATATCAGAGGACGGGGAAGCTGGAATATTTACCAAGATTCAGGTCGGATATGCCAGTTCCTCTATTTCCACAGTTTGTTGCACTCGTTGATTCCGGGTACGAACCCATGTTAAGGGATACCGAGAATCCCCAAGATCCCATGTTTGTCCAATTCAAGAATACCAAAGTTCTCGCAGAAAGGTACATGTTCTACACGGTGTTGGCAAGCACCAGCATGTTCAGCCAAAAGGCGATAGAACTCGCAGTGAAAATGTATATAAAAGATCTGAATAGAATAATATTTGCCTCCCCTCCCGTGATACGCGACATGGTCGTATATCGTGGTATTACTAAAAGCGTGTTTGCCGAGCAGAAGAGTTCTGTCGTACAATCCCCATACTTTTCGTCAACGACATACAACCCAAAGCAAGCCACTAGATATGTTGGCAAGGGGAAAGATAAATATCTGCAACGGATACGAGTCCCCCCTGGGAAACACATGTTGTATGTTGCCCCCTTTAATATGTTTGACCCACACGGCGAGTATGAAATAGTATTGCCAGGCTGTCAGTTCAAGGTAACCGGTAGAGATAGAACGATGAAACTCGGACGCGACTCTTACAAGGTCACCGATCTCACAATGGTATGATGAATTATTTAATTGAATTTCAAATGTGCAGTGCCAGAGTTGAATGTGATCCAATTCAAACAAACAGCTGTTGTTTTCAACCGCATCGGAGTTGTCTGTTTTATGATTTCAAACGACAGCATGGTTCTCACATATGGGGCAAAATTCAAGAAACCATTGGGTTGGAATGAAGATGCATCTAACGCGAAACTGTATGTGAAAATGTTGTTTGTAGGTATTGATCTTGTAAAGTGTTGGTATGTCTGGACAAGTTTCCAGTATTCTCCGCTGCGCGATTCAAATTGCTCGTCGCTATTTATGTAAAAAGTTCCCTTTTTGATGATATCATAGTATGTGAAGCTTGAGAAATCATTTGCCCCCAGTGCGACCACGCTCAGGAATTTGCATGGTTTGTTCAGTTCTCGCAGCTGGACATCGACCTTGTCCTGCTGGACTGTTGCCCCTCCATTCGAAGTGAGGTACGTTGGTGTGTCTATGATGGGGGTTTGTTCTATTAGGTATGTGACTGGGTTTTGCGCAAACCTGTACTTCTCATAGTCGTCCAGGTACACATAGTCCGTTATGACACCTGCCTCGACATTTGGTATATCTGGTATAGACGATCCCGCGGGCAAATTTACCAATGTAGTAAGCGGTTTCAAAACAAACTCCAGGAACACTTCTGTGTTTATGTTCAGGTTGAGTATCGGTATATGTTGTTGTTTTGTTGCAGGTCTCCAGCAGTTGAAGAACTTCAGTGGCACTATGATTTCATGTGCCTGATCAGTACTGAGCACTTGATCACGACGCACCAGTCTAGATATTCCCTCGTATTTCTCACTTGGGCAGAACAGTTTGTCATCGATATCCATGTAAACACCCTCATGGGCTTGCACCACAACATCTCCTATGCGCAGTCTCACGAGTGCAAGACAGTTGTACCCAATCGTGTTGACCCACGTACCGCCTGTAATGTTCAGGTTTGGAAGAACTATTCTGAAATTCATTTGTCCTACGAGGTCTCCATTTTTAGACAACTGGCAGATGTTCTTGGTCCCGAACCTCACGGTGGTGCTGAACTTTTCCTCTGTTGCCTGGACTGCAAAATTTGTGTACCTACGGTATACCTGTTTGAAGAAGGTCATTTGGGGACTGTATGTTAAAAACACATCCTGAGGGCCTCGAGAAAGCAACTGGACAAATGTTCCCTCATTTGCCGTGCCAGTGACGCGCTTTGTCAAAGGAACTTCGTTGTCTTTTACAGGTTGTATGTCAACATTTCCTGCCGGAGGTGCGTACACGTTGTCAAAAATCATTTCTCTTGGCTTTAAGGTGGTGTTTGAGAAACGTTTTATGGTCTCTATTTTCACGCCTTCTGGCTTGGCATATACCATGACCGATTCGTCAGCGATTGGATAATCGCTTGGTTCATTCTGGATGATCTGCATAACTCTGATGATTATAAATATTTTTTATGATGTGAAAAAACAGGTGTCATTTATTTGTGTCATTTGACCCTGGGAATCAAAAAGTCTACATAAGTTGGTGAAAAAAGTTATTTCTTCACCAAACAAAAACCAAAGCAATCATGGCTTCTACCAACCCCGCCAACATCATCAACTACTCCAAGGCAGACTTCAACTTTGTACGCCGTGAGAAGACCCACCCTGGCTACTTCTCTGGCTACAAGAAGTTCTTCCGCGGTACCAAGTGGCATGTCTTTGCCGGCCCTGCCCACAGTCTCGAGGATTCACTCACCGAGTCCCGGCGCTATGAAGTGAACAAGGGCCTGTGGGAGGTCCCTGCGGTGTACGAATTTGCTGTGGCTAAAACTCCAAATGGCAAGCGTTTCAAGACCTACATTGGCACGACCAAGAACCTCAAGAACCGCCATGGCGGCTACCTCCGCGATGGCGATCACATTGCTCACTTTATGTCAGCTGCGGTGGAGAGCGGGCTGTTTATCATGCGGCGCGTGCGATACATCATCCCCAGCGCTAACCTTCCAAGCAACCAGATTGAGCTCGCGGCTGTTGTTGCCGAGCAGACCGAGACTCGATTCCTTGGAAAGTTCAATTATGCTTGGTGTCAGCGTCAGAATGGCAACAAGGCAATGACTCGCTTGCCTGTCAAGACCAGTTTCCTGTGCATGTTTTCTCGTATCAAGTGGGTCAGGAACAAGGATGTTGAAAGGTTTATGTAAACATTAAGAATCACTTGCGAACAGAACTAGGGCTTGAGCGAATTACACCAACAGGAGAACTCGAGCCAACGGAACCTGAAGATCTAGAACTTGAACTTGTTGAGGAACGAGAAGTGGGAGATGTTCGCATACCGACCGGAGCAGTCAGAGCGCGACGTTGTGATGTTGCTCGCTTCATCGATGTTCTACGTGGACTGGATGATCTAACACCAGTAAGACGGCGTGTAGGGCTTGAGGATCTCCTTGAGCTTGAAGATCTTCCGGAGCTGGATGATCTCTTGGAGCTAGACGACCGAGGGGTCAGAGGTGATAGCTGGATAAGACCTCCTCCTGGTGTCATTTTCTGTGCCGTTTGAGGAGATTTTGATGCCTCTACATCAACGCGTGTGGGAACACCGCATTTGAAGTTTTCACTTGAGTGGAACAAGTCCTTATAGATCGGGCAATCTACTGCCATTGCTTTTAGTAACTGCTCTGTCTGTGCCACTGCCTTGTTCATTCTTATGGCATCGGCAAAAACAAACGTGTTTATGCCCTCTGGGAGTCTGCGATCTTGTGGTCTGCCATTTGTCAGTGAGAAATCCGCCTCTGTATTTAGACGTCTTATTTCCTTGTCTATCTTTTCAAGTTCGGGCAGTTGTTTCTTGGTGACACCATCGCGAGCAAAAGTCCGTGGCACTGTGGAGAAATATCTGTAAATTGTGACATTCTTTGATGATGATTTGGAGTGACCGCAAAGTCGAAGTGCTCTTCCGAGGGCCTGAATGTCAGCTGCTACATCATGGAGAGGATCCAAAATGTGCACACCCGTGAGACCATTGATACTCAGACCTTGGTAATATGTGTCGGAGGCAATGATTATTTTGATGTAATCTCCATTGATGTTTTTGGGATTCTCCATAGCGTCCTTCATTTGCTTGATGGACCCCTCACCAGTTTCGCCGATCTTTATTATCTTGCCGCCGAAGGTGTAGGACCCTGACTTATAATACAAGAATCTCTTACCGGGACTTGCCGAGCTCTCTTTGAGATTTTTTGGAGTGACTCCCGTGTATCCCAGAGCAATGAGTGCCGCCATTATGGTATACACCGTGGGCTTGTTGATGGCGTAGATGTACTGTTTTCCCTTTAGCGATAGAACATTCTTTATACAGTCGCGTATTTTTGGAGACAAAACAATTGGTTTTCCCTGGAACATTATCGCTGCCGGTATACCCCCTGTCATGTCTCGGCGCATAAGGTTGTCCAGTTCTTCTTTGGAGTATATACCAGTTATAGCAGACTTTGTTGTCAATGCGTCGCCGGCCCCGATTGCAAGGCCCATATATCCTGGTTTCTTGTCCTCGCGAAGACTTTCTGAGAATGTGATCTTCTTCTTGAGCTTCACATCATCCTTTTCCTTTCCTTCGATAGTTGTTGTCTTGCCACCTGCAATTATTCTGAGATACCCAGCGTAATACTTGGGGTCCATCTGCGCAAACACATTTTTAACATTCTTTACGCCATACACCGAGGTGTCATTACGCAATTCAACGTAAGAAATGTATCCCTTTAGCCACTCTGGGTGAGTGTTAAGGTCCTGGGGGCGTATTTTTGGTACATTCAGAGGACGGACAAAGTTTACCACAGAGAGGATGTCCTTCACCGTCCCACCTGGAGTTCCCGTGAGGGCGAACACATACATTCTCTTGGCATACTTTGACTTGGTGAGCTCGGACCGCAGCCACTTTACGGAGTTTACATAGTCCTCTCCTCCTCCTCCCGGTTTGAACATTGACTGCACTTCGTCCATTATAAGGACCGACCCTGTGGCTTTGAGGGTAGATGGTTTGGTCCCGGGTAACCTTTGTGTGCTGTGAGAACCTAATAGTAAAGCATCTCCTTCTGCCGCTGCTCTTCCCAGTACTCCCTTGCCCTTAAACCCTAGGAAACTTGCAAAGGTGACGAAACTATATGTTCTAATGCGATCGCTCATGGGTTTTATGTTTGGTTTTTCATTGCACCATGCCTTCAGGGCCTTATCAGCAGTCATGGTTACTCCTTTGTACAGCACTGTTCTATTGAACGGTCCTCTTGTGAATTCTGGAAGTGGCTTATCCTTGTACACCATCTTTACATATTCCGGATAGAACTTGAACAAGTTCTCGGTGTATACAGCGGGACTATTATCCTTCATGTTGTTTGGAGTTGTTGCAAGGATGATGTTTCTCTGAGTCTTCCAGAAAGCAAGAGCAATGCCAAGACTGGTTACTGTCTTTCCACTGCCCACGCTATGATAGCACAGCATGCCACGGATTCCTCCGATTTCCTTAGGAGACCTGCTGGCTAGAATACGAGCATACTCAAAAACTGCCAGTTGATGAGCTTGGATCTTTGGGTTACTGAAATCACAGAACTCATTTGCACCTGCCGTTCCTTTTAGCCGGCGTTTTGCCTGTTTTATTGGCTCCAAACGCTTTTCCATACCTTGGACAAAACAGTTGTTGGATGCCCGTGGGTTGAACTGTTCTGCCACGCATAGAGGGGGGACTGGGGGCTTGAAGGCAGCTATCGCACGCTGCTTTTCTGGAGATATTTGACGAACAAAACGAGGATCGGTGACATACTGACCAGTCACATTTGTAGGCGAGAATCGTGAAACATACTGCCCAGTTTGTTTTGAAGGCATCTTGAAACTGAGAGTGGATACACCATCCTTTGTATCCACCACCGTCCCTGGCACACGCACGGATGCTTCGCTCATCTTCTTTAGGGAAGTCTTCTCGCCATTCACGAACAATTCGATGCGCTTACCAAGGGGGAGACTTCCTTTTACGACGACCGTCTTTATAGTAGTCTTGGGGATCTCCACTGTTCCAGGCTTGGTGATGCGCCCTTGGACGCTGTATATTGTCTTTTCTTCTACGGGTTGACCACTTATAGGGTCAAGGTACACGGTTATCAAGTCTCCCACTTTCCTGTTCGACTTCGTGGCATATGTCTGAACGTTGTCCGCGATGAAGTTGGAATTCATAAGAGCAAACAATGGAACTCCTCCATTAACGCTCATAGGCGTTGCGCCTTTTAGTCTAGCAGAGAACGATCCAGATGGTTTTGTATATGCCACGGTGGCTTTCTCTGTCGAAGCTTGTATAATTTTTCCCTCAGTAGACACTTTTGTCAAAGGAGGACCGGCATATTTCCACGGACGCACACCTACTATTTTTGTCGCGCGATCGTCGAAGTATATGTGGACTATCTCTCCCTGTGCATATCTGTGGTCAGGTGGCTGAGCAATCTCTGTCTTATCCATAGCTTTGGAAGATGTCATCGCGGCAGGAGACTTCCGGAACTTTCTTCTGGGTGGGAGAGGTAAGAGCCCTCCTTTCTTTTTGGAATATATAGGACTGGCTTTCTTACTTGATGACATATTTACATATGGTAATATTTTATATAATTACAACTCCGTGTACAACCATTTGAAACCATACGCAGATGGTTGTTTTCCACGAGCACACTTGCCTACAGAAGATCCATCAGTCTTTCCAAGAGCTTGTGCTGCTTCTCCACATGAACCATATGAGTTGACATATGTTCCACCAATGGTATACTGGTACACTTTCTTGGATGCGTAATGCTTCTCACCGGATGTTGCATCGCTCATTTTTTTCTTGTGTTCATCACTCAGTGTTTTCCCATACATTGGATTCTTCTCTCCGGTCATTGCTTCACTCATTTTCTGCTTGCTTTCCTCAGTGTGAGTCTTCCCATACATATGGTTCTTCTCATCGGTTTGTGCTTCGCTCATCTTTTGCTTGGTTTCTTCACTCAGCGTCTTCCCACGATGTGCTTTGCTCAATTTTTGTTTGGTTTCATTGGTGCATTTCTTCCCAACAAGTGCTTCGCTCAATTTTTGCTTGTGTTCATCACTCAGTGTCTTTCCGATATGTGCTTTGCTCATTTTTTGCTTGCTCTCTTCACTCATCTTCCCATTACCACCGCCTTCCTTGAGATTGTATCCACCTGGTGCGAGAGTTCCAAGCAACACCACCAGCATCTCCTCGTAGAAATTTAGGTCCTCATCTGGAATCTCGTACCACTCCTTGTCAAAGTTCTCCCACCCATACTTCTGGATGGCACTCTGGATTGCCAGGCACTTGCTGCTCTCAAGTTGATGTTCTTCAAAGCGTTTAAGTATAGGGCGAATAGTTTGTCCAATGTATGCTTTTTGGGACTCCTTGTGCGTGAGTTTGTAAATGAAACCCATTTTATGCGTGATTTTTACACATAAATATCACTATCTTTAATGTATCGATATGATATGCTGCGCGTGCTATGTTTCCTTGTCATTTGACCCTGGCAAATGTCATTTGATCCCGGATGTTGTCATTTGACCCCGGTGCCCCAGGAAGGCATAAAAGACATCAATTTCTCTTGTATCTTTACCAACCAAAAAGCTCCCAACAACCAAAGCCCTCAGCAAACAACCAACAAACATGGCTCATCGCTCTTTCCCCAGTGCCAACGTCCGCCTGAGCGACCTTCGATATCTCATGAATCTTTGCTTCGAGGAGGTCTCTTACACTCAGTACATGCGCAGTATGATCCCATGCGGTTATACGTCTGGCGACAACATGTTCGTGAGGACTTTTGACACTCACCTCCCTGCCAACGACGTGGCATTCCTCAAGAAGATGTTTGCGCTCCACCGCGAGTACTACGAGTATGAGAGCAAGATGGTTGCTGAACTCGCGATGCTCCGCCAGCTGTACACGGACATCAGCAGCAGCATTGAGGCCAGTCGGTGCGTTATGATCGCAAAGGAGAACGGCACTCTTGATCAGGAGGATAAGCCTGACTTCTGCATCGAAAAGTTTGATAGCTACGATGAGGCTGATGCTTTTGGTGAGGAGTTTGACTGGATCGCCTAATTTGCGTAAAAAGAATTAAAGTTTTATGTGCGAAGAAATAAATGCATCGCATTGCTGAATCTCCAGGGCCCCTGAGCAAGCACTTCCCTCGTCAAATCAAGGTGGACCTTGAGACCGATGTCGACTTGGAAACCATCGTTGATGAAGAGGAGGACAGTGAGAGCGATGGTGATGATGTGGGTATCGAGGCCATTGATGAGATCGTTCTTCCTGGCAACGAGTCATTGATTGATGACAATGCTGATGTCGAGGAAGATGATAAGGAAGTCGAGGAAGATGATAAGGAAGTCGAGGAAGATGATAAGGAAGTCGAGGAAGATGATAAGGAAGTCGAGGAAGATGATAAGGAAGTCGAGGAAGAAGATAAGGAAGTCGAGGAAGATGATAAGGAAGTCGAGGAAGATGATAAGGAAGTCGAGGAAGCAAAGGAAGATGTTGTATTTGAGATTTCACACGATTTGTCTCCCGAGGAAGACATTTCCATTCGGTATTACGAGGATGTTTCTCCTGTGGTAGAACATTTCTCACTAATGCGCAAGGAGAATGGTATGTATATTGTGCCATTTTCTAAACCTCTTGTGATCCAGACACCGGTTGTTGTGCTTAACGAGCCTCTGACAAATACTGCTTCCCTTAAAGTTTCTGCCAAGTTTGCCAAGTTTATTGATGGTGTAGAACAAAGTATTCTAGCAGCTACCAAGGTAAACAAGAGCTTGTGGTTCAAGAAGGACCTTGACAATGCTACCATAGAAGGCGGGTTCAAGTCTTTCCTGGACGGGAACATTCTCAAGGTGAAAGTTGACAAGGACCTTGCTTCTTTTGACGAGGAAGAGCGTCTCATTGGCAATGATTTTGAAACTCCCATTGGTGTACGTTGTATCCTTGAAGCCTCTGAGATTAACTTTGGGCAGCTAGAGTTTGGCGTAATTTTCTCTCTTGTCCAGGTTCAGCTTGTGAAACCTCCTAAGTGCAAGATCACAAAGTTCAAGAAACCTGTGACCACTTACTTTGAGTAGTTGTGACTTGACCCGCGAACTCACGCAAAAAATACGATTTGCGTAAAATTTTTGAGCCGAAAAAAAAATAATATATATTAACATATAAAGAAGCAATGGACTCGCACATGATTATAAAGGTTTTGGCCGCACTTGCCATTGTGTTTGTGCTTTACAAGGTGTGGGAAAACTTCTCTGGCAAGAAGATCGTCATCCCCAACCCTTACAAGAAGGCAGAGTTCTACATGAACAGTGCCGAGGGTGCCGAGTACGATATGGAGGACGATGATGAGATCTACTATCCCGAGAGCGATGAGGAGGATGATGACATCGTGAACCTCGAGGGCGATGACATGTTCGATGGCGAGGATGATGATGTGTACGTGGAGGAGGGTGATGACATGGCCGATGCTGAGACTTACGACACCGTGAATCTCGAGGGCAGTGACATTGCCGATGCCGAGACTTCCGTGCCCAAGGTGATGCAGCCCATGATGCCCATGCTCACCCCCTCTTCTCAGCTGCTGCCCAAACCTTCTCCCGAGGCAGCCGACTTTGACATGTGGGCCCCCAAGAACCTGCAGGCGCAGAACTTCCTGACCGCCACCCAGTGGATTGGTGTCAACACCCAGGGCTCTTCCCTGAAGAACGCCAACTACGACCTCCGCGCCGATCCCATCATCCCCAAGGCAGACATAGGACCCTGGAGCCAATCGTCGATTGATCCAAATATCTATGCAAAGCCCCTGTTCGGTTAAACATTAGATACAAAACTTGTGTCTATACTTGTATCGCGATTTGACGATATAATTATCATTTGACCCAGGAAACATAATTTCTATTTATATCGACAAAAAGTAAAATGTAATCATCTTTTGAAATCTCATATAAAATGATATTTCAATCCAATTTCTGCGTATATAATGCTATCAGCCCCAAAGGAAAGTTCTACATAGGGTATTCCAGTTTGACAGCAGAAGAACGGTTTGAATGCCACGTGAATAATAGCAGAAAAACAAAATCAAAGTGTCCCGCCATAGAAGGAGCAATCCGTAAATATGGTGCTGAAGAATTTAAAGTCATCACGGTAAGGTGGTGTGACACAAAGGAGGATGCGTGTTATTGGGAAGAAGTTTATACCAAGTTCTTCAAGACAACCAATAAGAAATATGGGTATAATCTCAAGGAAGGAGGATTGGGTGGGAAACTCAGCGAACAAGGTTTGGAAAACCACAGAGAAGCGATGAAGAACCGTGTGATGCCAGATATGACAGGTCCGCGGGCAGCATCTGCTGAAGACATAGAGAGTGCTATTCAGCAGGCAAAGGATGAATATGGTCCAGGAGCAACAAAAAGAGCCATTGCTCTGTTTGCTGCTGATTTACTTGATGTTCATCAGGCTACAATAGAAGACCATATGAAACGCATAGGACAAGTTTATACTGATGGCAGAAGAATTGCCACTGATGATCAGATAGCAGATGAACTGTTTTGGGTGATGTCTATGGACTTTTCTCATATGATGAGAAAGACGCTTGTGATGGAATTGGTTGGCAATATTTTTGGAAGCGACAGAATACTTTTGAGAAAATACTGGGACCGTCATCCCGATGTGAAAATGATGACTACTAACAATGGATGGTCATTTCAACACACGGAGGAAGCAAAGAAGGCAATAGGTGCTTCTAAGATTGGTAAGAAGAAAGACCCTGAAGAAGTGGCTAGGAGAGAAGCCACTAAATCTTTGAAACTAATAGAAAAGTATGCCAAGTTGGGAATTGATATAACAAAGGATAATATTGATACAGTTTTGGTGTCATATCCTTCCGCATATAAGGCTGCCAAGTATCTTACTATCGGAAAAGAGTGTCATTTCAATGGTATAAGGTCATTTATGAGAAACTATTTATTGTCTCACACAGAATGTAAAACCTAGCAAACACATATGTCAATATATAGGCCACGTCAGTTCGTCAAATTGTCGATAAAATAATGTCCTTTAAGTTAAATGCTGCACGCTATCGATCTCTTCTCTGGCATCGGTGGCATCACTCACGGTTTGCGTGGCATCGTGGAGCCCATTGCCTACGTGGAAAAGAATGACGATGCCAGAGGGTTCCTAGCGCGGAAGCACCCCAACGTTCCTGTATTTGACGACGTGTGTACCTTTGACGCCACTCCATATCTTGGAAAGGTGGACATCATCACTGGCGGGTGGCCCTGTACCGGTTTCTCCACCGCAGGCAAGGGGACTGGTTTTGAACACGAGGCATCTGGTCTCTTCACCGAGGTCGTGCGCATCACCAAGGAGTGTCAGCCCAAGTATCTGTTCCTGGAAAATTCTCACACACTAGCAGCATATGAGAACATCAATGTCATCGTGAAGGCCTTTGACGATATGGGGTATGACTGCCGGTGGACCTCGTGTCGTGCAACTTGCGTCGGCGCCCCTCACCAGCGCTACAGATGGTTCTGCCTGGTCGTGAAGAAAGGAGCAGGTATTGATTTTGAAATCCCAGTAATCGATAAGTTTGACTGGGAAAACAACGAGCCACCGAGGCAGATAGAGAAGAACAACAAGACAAACAAACTCCGCATCGGGTTCATGGGGAATGCGGTGGTTCCAGACCAAGTTCGGTATGCAATGACTCTGCTCAGCACCCTAGAGAACAAAGTATTGGGCCCTAGCAACACCGACGGGTATTCTATTGATGGCAGGATTTACACGTTTGTCGTGAAGCATCCCACGAGGAAGCCCCTGAACATTGTTTTGACACCCAGAGAAAATGAGGCATCGTTTGCCAAGATTTGCGACCCCAAGAAGGTTCTCACAAAACCCGTGACGAAGAAGTATTGGGCAACTCCTGTGTATAACTGTATGAACTCTGCCAAGTGCCCGAGGACACTCACTAAGCGCGTGTCTAATATGTTGTCGGCGTGCGTTGGCTTTTCTGAGGGAGGTAATAAGAATTGGTATATGAATGCTGATTGGATAATGTGGTTGATGGGTTATGAGCCTGGATATTTGTCTCATTAGTTATTATCACATGAGCGTGCCATATATTCTTCACGCTCCGTAAATACTCAGGATTTACAAAACAAATGAACTTGCGACCTTGTGCATGCCGTGTCGCAATTTCTTTTATCTTTTCATTGCTCAGTTGGTATGTGCTCCATATGAGATAGTGCCTGGTGTTATCAACATCGTATGGGTACTCGTTCCTCATCCATGCGATCGGACGTCCTTTCATCTTCTTGGTTATTACATCAGAAACTGTCACACCATTTCTGTTTAATGCATCACAGTATTGATTGTATTTCTCAAGAACTTCCTTTTTACGTGTGAATAAATCTAGGCGATCCAGCAGTACACACATAGTTGCATCTTCCCATAACATTTATTTACGCAAGTATATTAATCTTGTGAATTTTGGATAGAATAAAAAATATATTATCTAATCATAAGTAAATCATGTCAAGAATAATGCCTGCAATGAGCGACGGTCGCGCATTTACCAACTATGTGTCCAGCGGTCTGTACAACAACTATCTGGAGGCTCAGTTCAAGACTCCCGAGGACTCTCAGTACCGCGCATACCTCCAGAAAAATGCCAAAGCTGTAGAGGAGAAGATTGGCCGTCTGACCGCTGTGTACATAAAGCCCCCAGTGATGCCAAAGAGCAATTTGAAGGTTGAAGGCGACCCCAATGCTCGTATGACTGCTGCTGGTCCCGACTATAGTCAGAAGATTCTTGATGACTCTTATTACAAGCGCGTTGCCCAGTTCAACACCGTTGCCTCACAACAGAAGCAGTATTTGCTCGGAATCGATAACAAGAACTATGGTAACATGTAATTTATTTTGTTTACAGTTTTTGTCGATATAAATGTATATCGACAAAATCACAGAAGAGAAAATGAGTACTTTGTGTTAAATTTTATTTTAAAAATAATTATAGTGTATAAGTATAAATGGAACTGCTTGCGCTCGCTGGAATAATCGGGTATGGTCTATACTCATCACAAGAAGGACGAGAGCCCAGACAAGATCGGAATACATATCGCAATATTATGGACGGCGGCAATGGTGTAGACGAAGAGTATGACACGAAGCCAACCCAGATGGTGAAGAACTATCGCAAAAAGGCTTCAAAGCGGTGGAAAGAGGCACAGGTTCCCAAGCAGAGCGGGATAATAACCCCAAACCAGAGACCCTCGGAGGTAATGCCTTTCTTTACGTCTGGGAAGACGATGAACACCAACCCTGAGATGAATCAGCGGAGGATGGAGCTCTATACCGGTCAGGTCTTGGACGGTTTCAGTACCTCAGGAACATATAAGCACAAGCAGGAAGCTAACAACTTCTTTGGCATGACTCCTCAAGGCCGCGTTGGATCTGACGGAACCATCGGTAATATGCCCGGTGATACTGAGTTGCTTAAGGCACGTTCCGTTAACTCCCATCAGCACAACAATGTCATGCCCGCCGAACAGCTCCGCGTTGGTCCCGGTCTTGGCGTCGGACCCGAGGTTGCGGCAACTGGTGGTTTCCAACAGTTCTATCGCCAGCTCCCTCTCAACGTCAACGATTACAAGCTCACTCAGCTCCCAGGTCGTCTTGTCCCTGGTTCTGGAACCGCTCTTGCAGGAGGAAAGGGAGAGGTCCAGCAGATCCAGAGTGTCAACCACAACCCCGGCGCTCTCGTGCTGCCTTATGACGAACGCCCTTCACTTCCCACGACCAATGGTGCAATCCTTGCCGCCACACAGTATGGTGACGAACCTCGTGGTTTCTCTGGTCTCAAGCCCTTTGAAAATTATCAGGGAATTGGAGAGGCTGACGTGTCCGCTCCTCAGGGTCGTTATGTGGATCAGACTCGCGGTCGCCCACGCACCGGGGATGGTCAGACAGACCCTATCATCAACCCCAATGGAACATCTGTAGCTGGTGGCGCGGTTGGTGGATATGTGACTGAGGCGGATCAGGGGTCATTCACCCTGGACTCGCAGCGTGGTCTTATCAACAGATATCTCATGCCCGCAGGCGTCACCGGTGTTGTCCAGTCTGCAGGTGAGGCGCGCCCAGAGTACGTACCAGAGTCTACTATTCGCGAACAGTACGAGGATGCTTACTTCACGGGTCCTGCAGGTGCAACCGGTGGCCAGTTTGCCGAGCGTATGGACGTCCTTGAACTGCAACCAGAGGGGCGTACATCCAAGCGTACCACCCAGAACATGGGTTTCACTCCTGGTGCTGGCCGTGTCAACAACTTTGCCCCCGCCTCTCAGGGCAGTTATGGTCTCAAGAACCATCCAACCTACGACGGCATCAATCGCACACAGCCGCGAAATGTCAATGCGCAAATTTTCACTGGAGTTGCCGCAGAAGGCGAAGACGACAGATTTGGTACAAAGAGCCGGGTAGAAAACCCGTGGGGAAACCCCGCCAGCCTAAATATCGCTTCCAACCAGCTCGCCGACAACCGTATCAACCGCGATGTTGCCAGACCCCAGGCCTTAGAATTCTCTGCAGGTGATCCTATGGCACAACAGCGCTTCAAGCCCACCGCTTGGACTCCCAATAACGATGGTGCCGGAGACATATCAAATCTGCCTCTGTGGAAGCAGCAACAGCTCAAGAAAAAAAAGTGAATTAGAAGTTGACCCTGGTCGGATACTCATCTGTAAATGTCATTTGACCCTGGCATTGTCATTTTACCCTGGTGTTTCCAAGAAACATAAAAGGAGGCATGAGACCTAGTAAATCACCAAAAAAAACAAGCAAACATGTTCTCCGCTCTGCCCAACGACATTGCTCGCCACATCACCAAGATCGCCATTGAGGCGAAAAATGAGGATGTGCTCGACCAGATCAGGAATAATGTGGCACGTATCATGGAGATTGCTGCCACGGAGAAAAGCGATTTTGTGGATACCCCTCTTTTTGATGGCTCGGCAAAATATCTTTGCGTCACTCAGTTTAAAGAGGACAGGCAGCTCGCTTCCCGTGGCATGATCACTCTGACGATTACTTTCTGGCTTCACTCTGATGAGTTTGAGCTCACCAAGCATACCTATGTTACACCCAACGGCGAATATGAAGAAGAAAATGACTATTCCTTGTATGTTGTTGACAAGCAAGGAAAGTATGGAGACATTGTGGCCGAAGTGTTTGGTCACATCTTTACAGATGGCACCGTGTATTGATTTTAGTCACATAATCTGGAAAAAATATCACATTATGTAAGCATATGCTCGACACAAATTTTGAACAGGAAATGCCAAATGATATTCTCAGGACAGTTTACAGGATGGCAGTTCATCTGAGAGACAGGGATATCTACAACAGCAAAGTTTGTGAAGTTGCCAATAAAATATTGACTGACATTTCAACCAACATAACAGCGCGTATGACTGTGGGATTTTATTCGGATGTGTTTAACTTGAGGAATCTATGTGGTTTCATACGGACATATGGGATGGGGCATATAGTTACATTGGATTTTGCGGACAGGACTGTGAATGCGGTGCTGAAGATTAAACAGAATGACGGGGTGTATGTTATAACTGACTATGAGTGCACGACTGATAATGTTTTCGCTTTGCATGTTGTCGATTCTCTGGTTTCACAATTTAATGAACAGCTTGTTCTGGTTAACAAAAGAAGGCCCACGCGTGCATGGATACAGATGCAATTGCGCGACAAAATCATAGAGGATCTGGCGATGGCCACGAAAATTTCTGTTTACAGACTAGAACGGATATTAGACTCTTGAACAAATACATTGGTTTTGATACATCTTTACAAAGATATATCAAGTGTAGTGCCGGTGATGAGGATTGAACTCATGGTCTCTTGCTTACGAAGCAAGCGCTTTACCACTAAGCTACACCGGCAGTTGTGTTTATAGCCCACGTGGCTGTACCTGCAGGGAAAGGAAATATGGTCAGTAATGTACCTTAAAAGTAAAATGGCAATTACTTACGTAAAAATAGATACTTATCTTTTTGGTATGTTTTCGCCCACCGGCGGCGCCATCAAAAGACGGCGACTTCTGCCCGATGTGGGGCTCGAACCCACGACCACTAGATTAAGAGTCTAGCGCTCTACCGACTGAGCTAACCGGGCTATCTCACCACCTGGTTTCGATCCAGGTACCTAAGGATGACAAATAAACAATTACAGTCCTTCGCTCTTCCAATTGAGCTATGGCGAGGTGCGTTTAAAGTCCGCCGACTCGGCATCCATCGGAATCGAACCGATGACCTACAGGTTAACAGCCTGTCGCTCTAACCGACTGAGCTAGGACGCCAATGCGTTTAAAGTCCGCCGACTCGGCATCCATCGGAATCGAACCGATGACCTACAGGTTAACAGCCTGTCGCTCTAACCGACTGAGCTAGGACGCCAATGTGTTTAAAGTCCACCGACTTGAATGTGCTGGGAGTCGAACCCAGGTTTACAGCTTGGAAGGCTGTTATGCTACCGTTGCATCACACATCCTGGCGTCTCTGGCGGGGGTCGAACCCGCAACCTTTGGATTAGAAGTCCAACGCGCTGTCCATTGCGCCACAGAGACATGCGTTTAGTGCCCGCCGGCAGTGGCTCCACACGGTATCGATCCGCGGACCTTGGCATCTTCAGTGCCACGCTCTCCCATCTGAGCTATAAAGCCTTGCGTTTAATGCCCACTTGGCAGTAGCACGAGCCGGATTTGAACCGACGAAGCATATTGCACTGGTTCTTAAGACCAGCCCCGTTGACCAGACTTGGGAATCGTGCCATTACGTTTAAAGCCCGTCGGCATTGTTCACGACCGGACTCGAACCGGCAACCCCTGACTCATAAGATCAGTGCTCTGACCATTGAGCTACGCGAACTGGTGAAGTATACTTACATATATACTATTTTTTTTAGATTTTAACGAACGCTAACAGCTCACAGGAACTTTAGGTTGTCCTCATCCTCGTCGGACACGATTGCCAGCTCCTTGGGGACCTCCTCCTCGTCACCGTCCTCGGCAACAAAGGCAAAGGCGTCGAGGCGAGCGGGCTTCGAGACAATAAGGATCTGTACGGCGCGGAAGGAGATGCCCCAGCTGGTGCCGGAGCCGATGAACCAGATGCTGGCGACCTCGGCAATCACCTTCACCTTGGCGCCCTTGGGGACGTCCTCGACGCTGATGGGCTTCTTGTCGGTGTCGAAAATCTGGACATTGGGCTTCCCGTTGAGCATGGGGATCTTAAACTTCATCACGGGGGCATACTTACCGGAGGGATCCATCTTTGTCAGCTTGCGGTAGGTGTCCTCTAGGAGCTCACGAGACTTCTTCTTGCCGAACCAAGAAACGGAGTTCTCAACAGCTGCGTCGACCAGATGGGTGTCCAGCTCGTTGATCTTGTTAAAGAGAGTTGCCAGGTTCTCATTGGTGTCCATATCACGGAAGGACAGGTCGGCGGAGTAGCTGGTGGGCTCAGCATCAGGGCGTTCGCGGTAACCAGAGATACCGAAGGGCAGGTGCATCGCGGGGGTCTGGATGGTCAGACGGGTCTTGACACCATTGACATCGGCGAGAGGGACATACTTGCCACCGAGCTTGTTCTTCTCTACGGGAGCGAACTTGATGTTGGAGGGCTCAAAGGTCTTAGCGGTGAAGATTGCCATTCTGATGTAGGAGTTTTGTTTTTCCTTAAGTTCTTTGGCAGTTGTTTGCTTTGGGGGTTTCGGGGGTCTTTGTTTGTTTGTACTTATGGGTAGATGGTCGGTGGTGAGGAGATGTTCTTTGTGAACAAAATGCTCCTTTTATGCTCTTGTGTGTCGATATAACCATTCCTGGGTCAAATGACATCAGAGTGTAAAGCGCGTACAACACATAAGTTAACAAAAAAATGACAAAAAATGACAGAACTATTTCATAAAACTATGAATACCGATATTTTACAGACAATCTCCAATATGCTCTCTTCCAGCGATGTGGCAAACTTGTCCGTTGCTCTATGCGATAATGAGTTGATCAGGAATCGGAAACTGATAGAGTTCAAGTTGTTATTGGCGGAGAGAATGAGGTACTTCTGGTTTGGGCGTCTCGCGGTCCTCCACAAAGTGTACTCTAAGACCAGATTTTGGTTCAAAAATGACCCAGATGTGTGGGCGTTGGACTCCGTAATGCGAGAGGAGTTCATCAACGCGTTCAAGGGGTGGACTGTTGACATATGTGGGAATAAACTGTACTTGTCTACACGCGTCTTGGACGAAGTTGTTTCGTTCACAGTGAACCTCCACATCCCTCATCACTCTGCCATGACAGGAGACAAGGTGCAGTTTTGTTTTGATATCATCCACGCAAGCCATCGTATTGACGTGGACTCGTACGCACCAGTCTCTGGGTTTGTCTCTGTTTTCAAAGCGGCGTATGATGCCTTGCTGGAGAAGTCTAAGACTTTTGGCCACGTTACTGACTCTGGGGTTGTGTGGGACAACTATGTGAGTTACGCTGACATGACAAAAGTTTTTGAGGCATCTTTGGGTTCTTCATGGTCGAACGACAGCAGTCTGAAATTGTATTACACGACGATAGATGGGGTGACTGTCAGAGCGAAGATGTTCGGAGGTCTTGAGTTGTCTTACAAAGGACAGAAGTCCTACGTGACTATTGGTTTGTTCAGTAGTTTTCGGTATGAGGGAGAGGGACCTGCTTCGAAACGAGGGACAAAGGGAAGTCTTCAGCGAAGGCTCATGGATGCGATGGTGCCATTCCACCGGTATTACTTCCTCGGTCCTGTGCGAATGCGGGAACGTTTTCACATCCGGGTGAGACTTGATGGTGTCTATTACATCTTTGTCAGTTGGCAAGAGCTTTCATCTCTGTCTGGAATATCTATTCAAAAATTGCGTGATATGGCGGTTCCTGTCTTTAATGGAATGTTCATAGATTTTGAGAAGCAGACATATCGTAAAAAGCTTGTTTCTTTCTCCATTTAATTCCTCGTTCAAATGCTCTCATTAAAATGTAAAAGTTTTGTAGTAGTGACAATGGTGAACTCGGCAGGCATATTACCGTTCAGTAGAAATGAAACGGGAGAAATAGTTTTTCTCGTTGGAAGAGATATCCGCGACTCTGTGTTTAGCGATTTTGGGGGAAAAATTGAGACGGTGGACCGCGGAGACTTGGTGAATACGGCTGCCAGGGAATTTTATGAGGAAACACTTGGCATTCTCTGCAATTCTCCATATGACATTCGCAAAAGGGTACGGGAACTTTCCATGTGCCTTTTGGGTTATACAAAGAACCAGCATATCTATAGGATGTATGTGATGGAGGTTCCATACTACCACGACCTTCCCTGCAGATTCAAGAAGGTGATGAACTTTATGAAATACAAGAACATTGGGAACAACTACATAGAGAAAACAGAGTTGATGTGGTGTTCTTGGGATGAACTTCTACGCATACCTAAGAGACAGGTGTTCACAAACACTATAAACTATAACTTGAATTCTATCAAGCGGATACTGACCGAACCCTGGAGGAAATTGTGCACCGAGTATAAAATGAGTGACAGTAGTCCTGAATCAAGTGGAACAAGCCCTCCGGAGACAACAGGAAAGTATATCCTCCCATGCCATAGATAGCATGCTTGCGTAAAATTTAAACATTTTATATATCAATGTAATCAAAATGAGTGTTTCTCTCAATCCCTTCATGGAAAAGCAGGCAGTCAACATTAGCCGCGATGCTGGTGGGGTTGGAATTCAACTTCCACAGAGGTTTGCTGCGCGTCAGCAGGCAGTAGCATCCCCAGCGTCACCCGAGAGCGATTTTGGGGGAGATGATGCGGACCTCAAGGATTTCATGCGTGATATTGCCAACCCTAACAAGCTCAAGAATGAATCTGATACCGAGTCGGACAGTGGTAGCAGCGGTGTCTCTATTGACTATGACGGTGATGGAAACCTGTATGACTCTTCCCCCGAGTCAGAGAAACAACAAAAGTTCTATGAGGAAACCCCCTCTACCGGATTCCTCAGCATTGCAGATGAGAAGGCCGATATCCTCTTCCGTCTGGAAGTCCTGCGTCGCCAAGGCATTGAACCACGGAAGTTCACTGCTCGTGATGACATTCGCGAGATGCGCGCTGAGTTGTCTCGCATCAAGACGCACTTGGAGCTGGACCGTAGTCTGAAGTTTTCGCGCAAGGCCCTTGTTGGTCTTTCCGCAGCTTTTGAGTTCCTGAACGACAAGGTGGACGTCCTGGACCTTGAGCTCGAAGGCTTCAGCGACCAGATGCACCAGAGCGTGTACAGTCAGAAAGACTATGACAGCATTCTCGAGGAGTTGTATTTCAAGTATCGCAACAAGATCCAAACTCCACCCGAGATTCGTCTGCTCCTCACATTCGGAGGCGCTGCTCTCACTTTCCACATGAGCAACGTGATGTCAAAAAAGATTAAGCATACCATTGAGGGCGGAGATGGCGGGGACATGATGGCTGGTATCATGAAAATGTTTGGCGGAGGTGGCGCGGGCCCCCAGGTGAAGACTCCAGAACCTGCTCGCCCTGCCGCCCCCGCTCAATTCCAGCAGCAACAGCAGGACCCCATGCAGCAGTTCTTCCAGCAAAACGTACAGCAAAACCACAGCGTACCAAGCGCGCCTGCGCAACGCAAGGAGATGGCGCCCCCTTCTTTTGCATTCCCTCCTCTGGGTCTCAACAATTTCCAGGGGATGATGCCAGCTCAAGGGCGCGTGTCAAAACCTGAGCCAGAGCACTCATTTGATTCAATCCGGGATGACGAGTCCGAGCGCCTCAGCGACATTCCCAGCGATCTCGAGAGCCCTCCTCCCAGCGACTTTGGAAGTCCCGAGCAGAAGGTGATCGAACTTGCTCCCAAAAAAACCCGTGGTCGCCCCAAGAAGAATGCTGCCCCCGCGCGTGTAATTGAGATTTAAAAATAATAAAATATATAAATAATACTAAATATGTACTATTGTAGCATATCGGAAGCATTTGGGGTTGACAGCCTTGAGAAGCCCCAGGCTGACGCGCCAAAGGCAACGGCAAAGGTGGAGCGCGTAAAGTTTCCCAGCGAGCTCGTTGGTGACGACAACAGCGGTGATACTGATGAGTTACCCACGATGATACCCGAGGAGCGGAAAATTACATCTCTCGAAGTCAAACGGTATATCTCTGAGATGTATACAAAGCAAGGGATGTCAAAGGTGTGGGAACTTATAGATCCAAGGATACGGAAGAAACTGCTTTCAGCATGCAAATCATCAATGGTAAACACGAAAAAGTGGTTTGACGATATATTTTCTTCACCGGAGAAGTTGCTAGTGATTCTCGCGATGTTGTTCATTCTTATTCTGCTGCTTGATTCATCTAGCAAAAAGCCAGAATCAATCCCGTCATATCGTCCACAGGAACAATATTTCTACTATCCACAGGCACCCCAGGTGAGTCCCGAACTCCGTTGGTAAAATATGTTGTGTACAACTTTTGAAAGCAGATGATTTCTGTATTCAAAATGGTATCAAACAGTTTTTCATTTTTATCGATATATATGTATATCGACATTTACCACAAACGTGTATCACAGAGCAAGTGTAACTCCGGCAGCTGCAGCTGCAATTCTCCCGGCAGGGGCAAGCTCATCGTCATCTATGCCCACCAGAGAATAATGTAAAGCCAGAATTCCCTGGGCGAGGTCCATGCGACCTGCTGCTGCCAGCGAGAACCCTGCAACGCCTAGGAAACGCATGTTGTACAAGTTAGCCGCTGCTGCTATGGCAAAGAAGGGCTTTGCCTTGTCACAACTTTCGCACTGAAAACCATACGCAGCTGATACATCTGCCAGAGACTGTATGAACATTCCATTCATCATGTTTATGGCAGCATATATGACCACGCATAACACTACAAAACGGTTTATCATTTTATTATTACACTTTATTTTTATTTATTCAGTTTATCACTTTCTGCCAAGTACTTCTTCTTTAACTCTGCTATTGCGGCCTTCTGGCGTGCTATCAAACCAGAAAGCTTGGAAGTTGATCTCTGCACTGTCTTGTTGGAAGAGTTTACGTTTTCTAATATTTTGCCGCTATGAGCATTGATGTATTCAGAGTTTGTCTGCATGCTATTATCAACCGCGGCCTTTAGCATGCTCGCTTTACTGCGCAAATATATTTCGTCAGCTGCACGTTCTTCCTCGTCTGATTTTTTTAGAAGAAAGTATGTGATTCCAATTACAAGAGCGGATGCTATTATTATAGCTGACAGCGTGATTATAACCCATCTGGATACCATTTAATAGTAAGCAATATTTTTTAATCATGGGACAAAAGCAAAGTGTGAAATAAATGTCGTTGTTAAGTTCATAATTATATCAAGAAGTATAAAAGCCAGTTCTCCTACCATATAATCTGAAAATATGGAAACAAGAGTATATTGGAGAACATGGATTGTTCCATATAGCAGGTAACCAAAAAAACCCACGGAGTACAATAGCATAGAAAGTGTATTTTTGTTGACTACCCCTTCGTGATAATTACTCCGTATAACTAAGGCATATACTCCCAGACCAACCCACGGAATCAAACCCGTGATCCAACCAAACAACGTTGGCAGGAAACCCCCTGTTCCTGGAAATTCATATCGTTCCTGTAAAAAAGCGAAGAATATAGTCGAACAGGACAAACCAAAAATGTATAAGAGCGTGAAAACATCGGCAACTCCCACCACGATAGCAACTAGTATCAAGAATAGGGGGGATGATATAGAATAACACAACCATCGCATATAGTTGTGTTTGCCAACGATACCTATTGCATAATTTTTATATATGCACGGAACTGCTATTATGCAATTATATATGACAGAAATACTCAGTCTCACAAGTACAATGGTATCTATTGAAACTTTAAATAGCATAATCTTGGCAACATCATTGCCAGTAGATAGCAATATGCTCACTGGCATCGTTGTCCGTATGTACAAAGCACCAATTATACATAGCTGAATGATACTTAGCGCACCAGATACTAACTGAACGAGCCGGAGACTTTGCATTCTTATGCCTCTCGGAGACACATATACCATCGCTTGTTCGGACGAACAGGACGTGGGGCATGTATCTCTTGATGGTGATGTAGTACTGCTATCAGGTTTGTTGTCACTATTTGGATGATAGTACTCAGGCACTCCTACCTCAATGTGCGTTGTAGAAAAAAAATCACCATCATCGGAGGATGATGAGGAGTATGTTATCGAATACGGAACATTCACCGGTCGGACAGTGTTTACCACACTTCCAATACTTCTTGCTATCTCAGTTATGTCCACTTCATCAAAGATATCCTCAGATATTTTCTCAGCATCCCCATAATTTTTACTATGTTGAGGGGCAAATTGAGAGAGAGCATCGTCATCAGTAGCAGACATGCAATGCATGACATCGTATTTTATAAATTAAACTGTGAACGATATGTGTACTAAAGATGTCTATATCAGTTCGACTGTCTGATACCGGGTGGATTGGGCCCTCCGTCGCCACCCCTCCGTGTGTCAACGTCCCACATGGACCCAAATATGGCAGATGGGAACTCCTCTGTTCTTATGAACTGATCAAGATCACGTGGTAGGTACCTATACTGAATCTCCCGAGGCCTGTTATATGTTAACTCATTGGTCACGATGAGGATTATTCCCGTGAAAATCAAGAACAAAACAAAACTGGACATTTATATACAGAAACATAAAATATCAGTAAAGTGTTCGTTTATACTTTTGTCGATATACAAATATATCGACGTTTTCTATTTTGCAGATGAAAGTAAAAATATGTGATAACAGTAATATGGATCGCGCAGGCATAGAAAACATCTTGAGGCCTATATTACAGAACTTGAATGTCATTGGCTCAAGAGGCCCTCCGCGGGATTGGGTGTTCCCGGCAATGCTGGCCAGTGTGGTGATGATTGCTCTTCTGGCCGCACTCATTTTGTTCACAGTTGAATTGGTGTTTTACAAATCCTGCCCCATCTGTGGAAACCAAAAGAAGTGTCATTTGACCCTGGAATGATTATATCGACACACAAGAGCATAAAAGAAGCATTTTGTTCACAAAGAACATCTCCTCACCACCAACCATCTACCCATAAGTACAAACAAACAAAGACCCCCGAAACCCCCAAAGCCAACACATCGCCAAAGAACTTAAGGAAAACTAAAACTCCTACATCAGAATGGCAATCTTCACCGCTAAGACCTTCGAGCCCTCCAACATCAAGTTTGCTCCCGTAGAGAAGAACAAGCTCGGTGGCAAGTATGTTCCTCTCGCTGATGTCAACGGGACCAAGACTCGTCTGACCATCCAGACCCCCGCGATGCACCTGCCCTTCGGTATCTCTGGTTACCGTGAGCGCCCTGATGCTGAGCCCACCAGCTACTCTGCTGACCTGTCCTTCCGTGATATGGACACCAACGAGAACCTGGCAACTCTCTTTAACAAGATCAACGAGCTGGACACCCATCTGGTCGACGCAGCTGTTGAGAACTCTGTTTCTTGGTTCGGAAAGAAGAAGTCTCGCGAGCTCCTAGAGGACACCTACCGCAAACTGACAAAGGTCGATCCCTCCGGTAAGTATGCACCCGTGATGAAGTTTAAGATCCCCATGCTCAATGGGAAGCCCAATGTCCAGATTTTCGACACCGACAAGAAGCCCATCAGCGTCGAGGACGTCCCCAAGGGCGCCAAGGTGAAGGTGATCGCTGAGGTCGCCAGCATCTGGTTCATCGGCTCCGGCACCAGCTGGGGCATCTCCTTCCGCGCCGTGCAGATCCTGATTGTCTCGAAGCCCGCTCGCCTCGACGCCTTTGCCTTTGTTGCCGAGGACGGTGACGAGGAGGAGGCCCCTAAGGAGCTGGCGATTGTGTCCGACGAGGACGAGGACAACCTGAAGTTCCTGTGATTTGCTTGATTATTTACTGATAAATTTATATTATGATATGTAAATGGCATCTCTAACACAGCACATCATTACAGTGGACAGCGCAGACAGAAATGGAGCAGCATATCCCAACGCTGGTCAATACCAGATTGATCTACCTCAGAGATACAGGAACATATGGTCGGCACAACTCTTGAACATATCACTCCCAGAACCATCAGACTCTACACTTAAAAACGTGTTTCTATGCGTTGACAAGATATCGACAATAGATTCCACTGCCCCCGGTGCCGGTGTGAACTTTGCCCTTGCCAAACTCCCTCTATCAGTTCCAATTGGAAACACGTACTATCTAGATTCCTTGACCTCAAGTTTCTTGGCAATTCCTCTTCAGAATCCAGTAGCAACCTTGGATAAGTTTAATGTATCTTTCCGGTATCCCAATGGCAACGTGGCAACTCTCTCCAACAATCACTCGTATCAGATCATGCTGAACTGCGGTGATTACATAGCCAATGGTGGGGGCTCTACGATTGGCAGGACCCAGCGCGTTATGGGAGGAACTAGATAATTGTCATTTTACCCTGGTCGATGGTGATACTATAAAGAGTCGTCTCCTCCCAAGTTTTGTATAAACAACTTTTTAAAATGGCAATGGCACAGACAAAGTCATACGGTGTATTCCACAAGATGCTGGCACGCGAAAAGTTTACGATGACGCACGTGAAGAATAGTAAAGCAAAACATGTTGTGCGGTTTGAAAAGCGAGGTGACGCGCTTCTCATGAAAGATGTGTTGAACATTGCCATCTCCAGATTTGGAGAATGGGACAATGCTATAGAAATGCGTGGCAACGATCTTGTGGTAGCAGAACCCATGAGAGACTTCGAGAATGATGTTGTTGATTTTGAATACGTTGATGTTCAGTCTTATGATGAAGATGATTATGGCGATAACTACGTAAAATTCCTTGTAAAATAATGTCAAGTAATACCAGAATACAATGAAGCAGAACAAGCAGTTTGCCAAGTCCAACGAGCAAGAAGAGTTTTATGATGCCGAGGAGTATGATGAATACAATGAGTACGAAGATGATGATGAGGTTTGGTTTGATTATATGTCCGAGGAGATTGCCACATCTTATCATATACTCCAGGAGTGGATCGCTTCTCAAGGCCTGCCTCTCCTGGACAATTGCACCTTCAGTGATTATGTAGATTTCTGCTATCAATTCTCTAGCGGTCGTAAGCCAGTCTGCTAATTAAATATTCCAACGAGATAAAAAGAGATTTACTAATTTATCGTTTATCACTTTTGTCGATATACACATATATCGACGAAATGTCATTTGACCCAGGGTGAGGAAAATGTATAAAAGCACTCTCCAACACAGAGAATGTAAAATGTCAACCACTCGCGATATGTTTACCGACGACAAGTACGAAGTTAAATTCCAAAATAACACTCACGGAGCAGTAGCCATTCTTTTGTTAATGGCTTTGCCCGAATGGAAGATTAAGAAATCGGTGATTATTAATGTGCTCAAGGAAGTTTGGCCTGACACATCTTTTCCGATAACAGTAAGAGAAATCGCGCAGGAATTGCTCAAACGCGGGCACCGTGTCATTTGATCATGAACAATTTGCGGCGAAAAATGATGATTTAATATACTTCCCATAGGATGTATCCGCAAAAAGAATATTTGATTAAATGATAAAGAAATGCCAGCTCCCGCATATCCAGCCCCCACCAAAGATCTGATAGAGTGGCGCGGACAATTGTATTACAGACCGCGTAGAATAACCAATCACGTGTGGGTGGGAAGTCAGGCGACTGCTGCAGATCCCGCTTTCATCAAAAAGAACAATATAAAGCTCGTGGTAAACTGTTCCAAAGACATCCCCAAGTTCTCGGATGTTCCGATGTTACGAATTCCTGTAAATGATTCACCTACAGATGCTGAGAAATTAGGTAAATATCTACCCCTTGCTGCAACGGCCATAAGAGACGTGACAAGGTACAATGGAAATGTTCTGATTCACTGCCACGCGGGTATGAACCGGTCAGCAACAACCTGTGCAGGGTATTTGATGACAATCAAGGGAATGACAGCAAAAGAAGCAATGGAGGCAATACGCAAGAAGAAACCAGAAACATTCCGACCAATGAATTTCAAATCAAGTCTTACAAACTACGAGAAACAACTGAGAGCAAATGGCATAATAAAAGACAAGAAGAAGACTAACAAAAATACTTCAAATACAAACACAAAGAACAAGAAGAAGTGATCACAGGAAAGCATATGAGGAACCAACATCTGCCTGGCCAACAGGGTCACCAATACTAGAAAAGGCTAGATCATCAGAACCATACACGTCTGCGCCGTTTATTTCCATCGTCTGGTAATACTTGGCATTTACAAACTCAAACACCTCGGTGCCCACAATGCGCTTGCCATTGTTCTGAATGAGAGTAGGAACTGCGGTGAGCCCCACGCGCTGCATAGGAGTGAGAGTAGAATAATCGACTACCACCAGACCGTGATTGGGAATGCGTTTAAGGGTTTCAAGAAGCCGGGAACAGTTTGTGCACTCACTGCTGATGACAACAAGACCAGAAGCACCACTCATTTTACTGACGAAATATATTATTTTTTAAAAATATTTACATTATAAAATGATACTTACAGGGTTGGCAATACTTGTATTGATAGCCATTGTTGCGATAATCTACTACAGACAGAAAGAGACTTTTGATAACAAGGGTGGTGTCGTGGTAGGAAAGTTTGCCGAGCCCATCCCTTCTAACCCAACTCAGAACTTTGCTTTGGAACCCGTGAACCTGACTTTCGTGTTTGCCGACCCTGTAGGAGACACAGCAACTTCCTTTGACCGGGTGCTGTCGCGCTTCACCGACAAGACTGCTCCCACTTCCCTGGTGAAGGGGGCAGAATTCCCAGAGGCCGCTCCATACTCAGATTCGGAAGTCGAGGCAATTGCTAAGAAAGCTCTATCTAGAGTGAAAGGGCCAGATGCCCCCATACTAAACTTTGTATCCGTCGAATACGCGGCAAAGGGCGTGGACAATCTCAAGAATGCTCATTATGACATTTCGTTTGTAGTTTACGACGCGGTGAAAGCGTATGCTCTGAAACTGTCTCTGGTGGCAATTCTGGCCCCCAACGGGAGGCTGTGGATAAAGAAATTCGAGTCATTCAACGGTGCTTCCACGCCCAAGGATGATAATGCTCCCAAGGGTGTGATGAACGTGGATGACATAGAACTCTCGCCATTCGTCACCGACTTTGTATCCTTCGAACAGCTTTACAAGGATAACTAATATATCGACAAACTAAAAAAAATATTACTTTACTAATAAATGAACAGCAACAATAACAACAATATAGAAAAGATGATAGAAAGGGCGATGCGTGGTGGTGCAAAAACCCCTAGTAAGACTCCACTTGGTCGCAAGAACAGCATCGGCAACTTGGAGAAAATGCTACAGGGGACCCCTGCCAAGACGCCTTCTCAAGGTAAAAAGAGCCCAAACATAAACTTTGACTTCTTCGGTGAAACTGGATTTTTGAGCCCCGTGCGCACCATGCCCGCCAAGAAGACAGTAAACCCCATGCGGAAGATAGCTCCCAAAGAAGTGCGTGCGATCAAGCCCAAGAGGAAAATGGCTCCACCAGCTCTCATCGCTTCTCCCGACCGGAAGTTTGCCCACAAGTTTGATGGTATGAACTCCGGAGAGAAGGACTCCAGAGGTCGCATAATATACATAGGCAAAGCAGGAGGTAAATACGTGCTATCTACCGTGGGTTCCAGAGTACCATACGTCAACGAGAAACTGAAGGCAAAGGCAAACAAGGGAACGCTAGAATTCACAGGTAAGTATGATCGCGAAGGTCTGAAGATTTACAAGGGTAAGCAGGGAGGCCTCTTCGTAATTTCTCCCAACTCTGGCAAGCGCAAAAATCCGCTAAGGCCTTTTAAAAACTCAGTGTAATCATATCGACAAGAATAATAATTTAAAATATTGTATCTATACATTAAAATATTAAGATGCAACAAGTAGTAAAGAAAATTCTCACTGACCGTTCTATGCAGGAGAAATCTTTTTACGTTTCTGACCCCAAGTTTGTTGAACATCTCACAAGCGTGTGGTCAGACATCTTTCCCCTGGTACAACCCTTTTATGCGGTGAAGTGCAACAATGACAAAGTGCTATTGAAGGTCCTAGCAGACAATGGTGTTAACTTTGACTGTGCTTCCAAAAATGAAATCACACAAGTTCTCAAACTTGGTGTGGACCCTTCCAGAATTATTTTTGCGCACACCGTGAAGTCCCCAGACTCCATAGTATTTGCCAAACAGGTCGGAGTAAACTTGATGACTTTTGACAGTTCTTTCGAGCTTGATAAGATCAAGAATTACCACCCAGAAGCAAAAATGGTTCTGCGTATCCGCTGCGATGACCCACACGCCCTCGTAAAACTTGAAAAGTATGGAGCACTGTCCGATGAGATTGAAACTCTACTAGAGCACGCCAAGAAACTGCACATTACCGTGTCTGGCATTTCTTTCCATGTAGGATCTGGGTCCCGCAACCCAGACGCCTACTGGAAGGCTCTTAAGTCTGCCCGCGAAGCATATGACATTGCCACCGCTATGGGTCACGAAGTTGGTATCATTGACATTGGGGGTGGGATGTATGCCGACATAGAGGACAATGGAACTGTATCAACATGCGTTGCCGAATATGTGAGGGACGGTATTAAGGACTTTTTCAGCAACATTGACGTAAAATTCATCGCTGAGCCAGGAAGGTTCTTTGCTCAGCACTACTCCGTGCTGGCGTGCCAAGTGGTGGGCAAGCGTGTGCGCGATGGATATTATGAATACTTTGTCAACGAGTCCACGTACGGAGGGTTCTCCAATGTCATCTATGAGAAAGCCGTGCCAGAACCCATCGTCGTAAAGGACGTGGGGGAGAATGACGAAAAGCATATGAGCGTCATTTACGGGTGCACCTGCGATGGCGTAGATGTGATCAATAAGCAAACGCACATTCCAGAGCTTCATATCGATGACTGGATTTACTTCCCCATGTGGGGGGCATATACCAACTGCCTCGTAACTTCCTTCAATGGATTTGGCGAATACGATATCTACTATATCTAGTGTCATTTGACCCAGGAGGTGTCATTTGACCCAGGAGATGCCAAGGAACATATAAACTCTGAGTAAATGATGTTCATCATTTACTCAAACACAACCAAACACAAAACAACTACCAACAAACAATGGCAAAGCTCTCCGAGGCCCAGAAGCTTGCTAACGCCCAGGCGAGGGCAATCAAGGCAGCAGAGGCACGAGAGGCCAAGGCGATGGCAAAGGAAGCCGAGAAGCAGGCCAAGGCATTTGCCAAGGCAGCTGAAAAGGCACTTGCTATGATCGAGAAGCAGCGTCTTTTGGAGGCCAAGAAGATCGATGCTGAGGAAACCCGTCTGGCCAAGAAGGTGGCAAACGCCGCAACCAAGAATGCCCTGAAGGCTGTCGAGAAGGAGGAGAAAGAAAAGGCTCTCAGGGCCAAGAAGATTGCCAAGGAAGTGGAGAGGATCCATAAGGCAATGATCCTCAAGGCAAAGAAGGCACGCGAGGCGGCAGAGAAGAAGGCCAAGCGTGATATGGAGCGCATCCTGAAGAAGGCTGTCAAGGTCAACCTTCCCGATGAGGAGGACATTGAGGAAACAGAGGACATTGAGGAGATTGTTGAAATCAAGACGGAAGAACTGGAGATGGAGGTTGGCGTATTTATCAAGGAGGAATCTATTGACAGCAATGATGACAGTGATGATGACAGCGATGATGACAGCGATGATGACAATGTCACCGCCATTCCCGATGATGTATGCAATGCGCTTGACGCTCTCTGCTTTGGTTCTATCACCAAGATCATGAAGCCCATTGAGGAGCCCATTGAGGAGCCCATTGAGGAGCCCATTGAGGAGCCCATTGAGGAGCCCGAAGATGACCTGGAGAAGGAGCTGCTGGAAGCTTTTGAGGCAGAGGAGGAGGCTGCCGAGGAGTCTGAAGATGATGAGGAAGAGGAGTCTGAAGATGATGAGGAAGAGGAGTCTGAAGATGATGAGGAAGAGGAGTCTGAAGATGATGAGGATGAGGATGAGGATGAGGATGAGGATGAGGATGACGAGCCCATTGACTGGGCTGGCTTTGTCGGCAGGACTGGTTAAACATTGCTTATACTCTGAGAAGTACAATGACAAACTTGTAAACAATCAACCAAAAGTTATGAAAAGGATATAAGACAAGCTCGTGAGAACCAACAGGAGGCCAAGGCCACGCAGTCTATTGTCCTTGGTGAACAGCTCACCGACAGAGACATTCATATTGTTTTTATACAGATCAGAGAAAATGCCCGTTATTGCCTCTCTCATATCCTGAACACTGTTGCGCAATGTCATGCCCCTTACAGTAGACTGTTGATACATCATTTCGGCATCTCTATTGACCTTGTTTTGAAGAGTTGCAATATCCTTTGCAGTCGTAAGATTGTTCAAATCAAATGACCCAACATTCTCAAAAGCCTTTGGAACCGGGACGTATGGCAAGTTTAGGAAATTATCATTTCCAGCAGGAGACTGAACCGATGACATAACCTCGTTGATGTCTGGTAACACGAGTTGAGGTGGAGGTAGATATTCCGTTTCATAAGTAATTGTTGTCATCTTTAATTAATCAATTATTTTTATCACGGACTTTTCCCTGTTTCTGGCATTTGATTTAGCATTTTTACATGATTAAAATTTACTCAAGACCATAGTCTCCTTCAGTTTCGGTGTCCTGGCCCTTCTTGCCACGGGGCTTTTTGGGTTCCTTTACTTTCTTGACGACAAGAGCATTCTTGGTGTCGCCGGACATTTCAGACTCTACAATGGCAGTTACGATGCGGTCGATTTTTTCGGCGTCCAGGTTCTCGTTGACAAAGTTTTCAAGCATGCCTTCAATCATTTCCACGGAGAGCTTGTTCTTGACCTCACGAATCTTGTTGATAATCTCAAACCCGTCATGAACATGGTCAGCAATCTGATGCTGCATCATGTACTCAAGGAGCTCCTTGCCAAGGATAGTCTTTTCCTTGCGCATATCCTTGGTGGTCTTGGCAGCCTCTGCCAGGTTCTTGTGCAGCTCGACATAGCGCTCAACGTTCTTGATGAAAGTTGCCATTGTACTGTTGATGATAACGGCCCACCTTATATCTTGTGTGTCGTCGATATACACATCATCCTGTCCATTGTCATTTGACCCAGGACAAAAAATGTCTATAAAATCACCATTTGTGCGTATTTTTTCACCAAACAAACAAAGCTCACACTCTCGACCACCCCTGTCACCATGCTGGTACTCAACCGCGACTCTGTCGAATGGAAGCACCCCAACTACAATGTGAAGGGGCATCAGTTTGTCTACTTCATCCGGAACCACGACAGTGACTCCGCCAAGGTTGGCCTTCACAACCGAGACATTGCCTCTCTGCGGGCGCGCTACAAGACCTACTACGCATCGTTTGATGCTTATGTTGTCCGAGTAAACGACTCGAAGCACGTGGAGAAACGTCTGTTCGAGGCTTTTGGAAAGCACGGCATGCATCTGACGCATGAGCTTGTGCGCAACAACACGGCAACCCGTGACATGTTCAAGTACGTCGCGAGCAAGTACGACCTGGACCACCACGGAAAGCAAACACACAAGTCGGCGCAGCTGATCAAGAACTATCATGAGACCAAGCCTGCCTACAAACCCGCCCCCAAGTTGATCAAGGCAACGCACAAGGTCAATGCACCCGGAGCATACAAGCCCAAACCATCTGGAGCATACGGATACAAACCCAAGCCACCTGGGGCATATGGATACAAGCCTAAGCCGCCTGGGGCATACGCATACAAGCCTAAGCCAGTTCCTGAGTACGAACCAAGTACTGATCATGTGTCTACTCCATGCTGCTGCGTCATGTAAAACATCGATATACATATATATCGACAAAACAGACTTACAAGTAAAATATCACCAGAGGAAAGCAATAATGGATATCTGTGAGGAATATCTGCCATATGATGTCACAATGTTTTGGGAGTTTTTTCGATGGGAAAGGCGGAAAAAAGGACACATCTATCTACAGCAATTTCCAAATGGCAAACTGTATGCGGGTCAGACTACACGATTTGCTGATAGAATGAATGATTATTCTAAAAATTGTGGTAGTAGTCTTCATCACAAGAATGCTCTTAAGAAATATGGATGGAGCAATGTGCATGTTCTATCCATAGAATGTCCTGTATATATGCTTGATACTATAGAAATCTTCCTCATATCATACTACAATCTAACAAATCCTAAAAATGGATACAACAAACAGTCAGGAGGTAGGAAAACATACAAAGTTTCGAAAGAAACGCGGTCAATCATGTCAAAATTAATGATAGAGAGACTAGCAATAAATGGACATCCTATGCTTGGTAAAACAGGTGTTAATAGTCCACTTTTTGGAAGAAAACACACTAAAGAAACAATTACAAAAATGAAGAAACCAAAAAAGGAAGAAACACGTGAAAAAATGAGAAAATCAAAATCAGAAAGTCATTGTGAAAATATATCCAAATGTCAACTTGGTAGCAAGAACCATCAGGCAAAACCTGTAATGGTATTTGGTAATGTATATAATTGTATGCAAGATGCGAGTGATAGTCTCCGTCCAATCTTCAAATTGAAGAAAAAGAATTTTCTAAAAGCATGGAAATCTTATAAATGTTATGAAAATGATATTATTATGTTAGACAAGGATGTATATTATTATATGACTTCAAAATGGTTTTATGCCTGATACTTCTTCATCTGGTAATTTTTGAAAAAGCACATCTGGTTCACAGGTGAAGGATCCGGTCCTCCAAAGCGATATACCCTCCCTTTCGGGATATTTTAAAGGGACTAGACTATATCTTAAGCCTCCTAAAGAGACCCATCACCGTTTAGTCGTTGAACCTTCTCCATAGATTATTATCCTTAGGAGCTTGGCTGCGGATTGCCCATTGTTCATCACATGAATTTTTACCATACCCAAGTTCTACTCTTGGCCATTGTATACTTTCATATACAACTTGGTATCATGTGCTTTAGGGTGTTCCCGCAATTTGATGATGTTGCAATCCGAAGATCACTAGCAACTGACAATGCCATATGGCATCTGGAAGTCTAAATGAGTTTTCTATGCACAGTGTCCAGATGTACATAGCATGATGCTTTTCAACTCCTTTAGTTGAAGTTATTCCAGTCAAATCTGTTTATGAACAGATCTGGACTTCTAGACCAATTGATGCCTTTCAACACACGCTTCTTCCCGTTGACCACAACATATGATTCACCATCAAGTTGTGGCACTCCATTCTTGAAGGTGTTCATCTTGGTCCCAATCTCTACTTTGTTCCACATGTCATATTTAAGCGCTTTTTCAAAATCATCTTTGAAAAACCCAATGCCGTGGCCTTCGGGATCCAGTCCTGGAATTTTTTGTTTTAAATCGCTGGGTGGGTAAATATAGTCAATGACACCCCCATCCTTCTGCCACATGACTCTGTTTGAAGAACCAGTTGGTGAATGTTGATAGCCAGAGGCTGCTCCATGACCTATGAATGCACCACCGTGTTTTCCGCCTTTTGCAAACTGGAAGCCTCGTGGGTAATATACTTCCCAGGCAAAGGTTATCGCGTCCTTGTTGAGACCAATGGGAGCGGCGCTGAAACGGAAACCACCCACTCCGGGATCGCCACTCGTTCCAGAATTTTTCCCATATACTGCCTTTACCACGGTATCCCCCTGAAACTGCTCCACTTTGCTGTTTTTCATGTTAACAGCTTTTCCAATTTTCCAGTCACCACCGCCCTTTGTCAATAGATTCAGATCCAGTGTACTGATGACATCTTCTGGTCTAGGTGTGGGTGGGTCGGGCGTGGAGGGTTTGTACTGCCTTTCCAGACGTGATTGGTTTCCAGGACCAACACCGCTGTACTTTGAAGATACAATTTTAATAGCATCGGCATGTGTCTCTCCCTTATTTCTCAGGGAATTGTACAAAGTACACACATCCTTCCAGTTTTCTCCTGCTTTAGGGATAATTGATGAAGGTTTGTACTGGTCTGACAGCCTCTTCTGATTTGCTGGACCCAGACCTCTAAATTTGCCTCGAACCACCTTGATGGCCTCGGTGTGCGACACGCCTCCATCGCGAGTAGAATTGTACAAAGCGCACACATCATTCCAATTTTGATTTGCGTCCATTGGTATATACTATAACAAACGATTTTAATTATAAGAATGCCCGTTCGACATTTTGCTCTGATTTCCTCGGTATTGTTTTTGTCGATATACTTTTATATTGACAAATAAAGTTTTTAATATGTAATACACAGCATATTACATATGATTAATGATACAACTCAACAAAAAGATTACTCCATGTATATGCTTGCTCATAAAGATATCAACATTACTCTTAATAATGAAGATATCATATTTGAACATGATATAAACAAGTTCAAATGTGTATACATTGGAATAACAAATAACATATATCGCAGAAGCAAAGAGCATGCCCGCAAAGAGTTGATACTTAGAGATGAAAACAAGAGACAACCAAAACTAGATAAACACATTAAAAAAAATGGATGGAAATCATACAATTTATTAATACTAAAGACTGACTTAACACGCCAGGAAGCATTTGATTTAGAGATATATACAATAAAAAAATACAATACATTTGAGCTTGGTTTAAATTCAACACCAGGAGGAGATGGTGGTATATGTGGTATTAATCATCATCGCGCACAAGCAGTTAATATATATAATAATACCACCAAAGAAATCAAGTCATTCTTATGGATGGGCGAAGCAGCTGATTTTCTTGGCATTAATTCTACATATGTTAGCCAGGTAGCAAATTCAAAACTACAATCTGAACAAGCTTGGTCAGTAAGACAAAATGCTTGGTTTCAGATTAAACGAGCATATGACAATAGTGATTTTATAGAGAATATGCCAATACCATCAGAAAAAATCTCAAACTCAAAAAAGGGTTCTTTAAATCCTCAGTTTGGGAAAACTGGTGTTTTGAGTACAAATTATGGGAAAACTGGAGAACTTAATCCTAACTATGGAAAGAAGTCTATGGAACATTCTATTAGAATGACAGGTACAGGAAATTCAATGTTTGGCAGAACAGGTGTCAAGGCTCCTTCCTCAAAGCCTGTCTGTGTTTTTGGAAATGTATACCCAAGTTCGCAGTGTGCAAGCAATGAACTTCGCATATGCTTTAAACAAAAAACAAAAAATTTTATTTCAAACTGGTTGTCATATAAAAGACACACTGAAGATGTTTTTAAGATATCCAAACCCTTTTATGATTATGTCATAAATTTTGATATCAAAAATGTCAATAATGAGTTATATAAAACATGGTCGGCATTTTATTTTGAATGATTATTTAAATGCTCTTTCAACACTAGTCAAAGCCCCGTCAACATACCCTTGGCGTTTGCTCAACATTTCTCCGATAATTGTAACTCCCTTAACTGGTTTAGAAAGTTTGTCCAGAAGTTTATCAAATGACCCTTTGTATGGTCGTATGAAATGGTCGCCATCCTTAAAAAAAGAACTGAATACATCATCTGGCAGACCAAAGGCGTAGCCAACTTTCTTGAGTTCATCGCGGACTATTCTGCGTCTCTCTGGCATGGGAAGTTTTTTAACATCTGCCCAGAAAAGAGCATTATCATCATCGGCATACGAAGCCATAAGAACATTCTTGTTAATCTTTATAATTTTGTCAATGGGGCCATCTACCATGACATAATCATCTTTCATGTCATACCCATCTTTGTAATAGGCATACACTCGGCAAAAAGGAACTGACCCAATATACTGTGAGAAGTCTGGCATAGAGAACCCGATGCACTGTATAGTCTTTAATGCACCAAGGGTAACAGCAAACACCACCTCCTTTGCTTGTATCTCGTCATTCACAACAAAAATTTTACCCCTTTTCTCTACCTTGGTGACGGGGTAATTAGTTCTGATGTTAGGGAGCTTCAGTTTCTCCACAAATTCTGTCCAGTTCACATAGATCTTTCCAAAGGGAGCATTATCTAAATCATCGATGTCGTAATATTTAAAGAGATACTCGAATGACCCATCAAGATAGTCATGGAACTCAGAGTGGTGTATGAACTCCTCCGCAAACTCCTTTGTAAAATACTTGAACAGAATCTCACGCGACGTCAACGTAGCGAGGTCCTTCTTGGTCATTTTCTTGTACATAATCTTCACTTGCTTCACGGCATTCTTCATATCAAAAGGAGGGAGGCGCTTGTCCACTATTCCCGGTCCCTTGTGGACCTCGGTACTCATCTTAAATTTCTTAAGAAGCTTCACAGTGCTCTTGTTTTCTGGAACCACAATACCTGCTCCACATTTCACTCTTGCTCCGTGAAAGTCATGCTCTCTCACTCGACCGAACACATCTTCATTTTTTTCAAGTACCAAGCATGTTTTCTTCTTCTTTGTCAATAGCATGTTGCAATATAACCCGGCAATACCGCCTCCGATGATGACGTGTGATAAGGGCTCGGATGTGTTCGTCATGTACTATTGACAAAGATTAAACTTAAACTAATTAAACGCTGACAATAGATTGAGTCATTGTCGTGCGGACGCCAAATAACACGTGTAAAATAAGGCCAAGACAAAAGGCAAAGATAACCCACCGCAAAGTATTTTGCCACGACCTGTCCTTTGCAAAGAAATACACTAAGACCAGAGTAATCGCAATGGTTCCTACTGTGTCCCACAAAGCATAATCAAGACCAGGAATTCTCGCGGCATGAAATCCAACTCGCGGAGTGCCGAGGATGTCTTTGTATCTTGACAGTATCATTTTACAATGGTTTTATATTATTTGAACCCAGATGACAATTGAATTCAAATTAATTTTTTTTGGGGGTTTTGTATTTTAACGCACTAAGATTTAATGCTTCTTGTTAGCATGCTTGCGGGCAGGGGAGCGAGCGCGACGAGGAGACTTGGCCCTTTTTGGGCTCTTGGCCCTTTTTGGGCTCTTGGCCCTTTTTGGGCTCTTGGCACGGGCAGGGGAACGGGCACGACGAGCAGGGGCCATTTGTTGTTATATTCGTTAAAAATATTTTTTTTTGAAATTACTGCGCGGTATTTGACAAAGTACGTCCTTTTGCTCACATTTGATGATATTTTGTGCGATTTACATTTGGAACTATCAGAAAATCATATACTTGTTTTAGCAAAGGGCAATTGTAGCAGATGCTGGCGAATATGCATAATAAAAGTCATTGCCGAGGAGATGGTTGTCGCATTCTACATGTTCCTTGGCAGGGTCCACCATGCTGGCAAGGTAGTTACCACGGGTACCAAGAATTGCATCGGTGGCTGAAGACACGGGTACAATTTCCTGGCTGGTGAGGCCATAAGCAGAGAAGTAAGTCACCTCGGACGAGTCGGTGATTACGTCCAGGTAAATACTCTCCCCGTGCTTGATAGTGGTGTATGGTGCGCAGCGAGCATCATATGTCTGATCATGGGCAAAGAACATGTTACCGATCATCACATCTTCCTGGCAGTTGTTGACCACGACAACAAGACCCTCGGAAGAAGGAGATGGTGCGGGACTCGCCGACTCAGTGGTAGGGACATCGTCTTCAGGCTGGGGAGAAAAGGCAGGAGGGTCCACACTGGCCTCATCATCCTCGGCAGCATAATCAACCTTGCACAGGTAGACACCATTGGTAACCGGGTAGAGCTTCTTTCCGCACAGGTCGGTAGAGGACACCTCGGAACCAGATGCATCAAACACCTTGTCTTCGAACTCAAAGTACTGGGGAGCGACAGAGTCCCAAAGGTCCACCATGACCTCGCGAGCACGCATCTCCTTGCGCATGCTCTCACACTTGTCATTGAAGATGTAGACATTGGTCATGAGACCGCAGTCATTGATGAACTTTACGGGAGCGGGGGCGCTCTTCAGGACGCGCGCAGAGGCGACGGTCGCAAAGGCAAGGGCAAGGAGGACCTTGGAGAAAGACATTGTGAGAATAGTTGTTACAATACTGTGAAAATCTCTCTCTTTTATGTTCCTAGGGAATGCCAGGGTCAAACGATTTGTTTGTCATTTTGTCATTTTGTTGTCATTTGACCCTGGGTGAGAAAAGTCTATATAATCTGCCTGCGACCAAAGATCCACACCCAAAACCCGCACTCAAAATGACTTCTCTCGATTCGGTCCTGTACGACTACCAGAAGAAATGCCTGCGCTGGATGGCAAAGAGAGAGCGTGCCAAGGAGGCGCCGGGTGGCGTTCTGTGTCTTGACATGGGTCTTGGCAAAACTATTCTGACCATGGCCGTGATGGCAGAAAATCCAATGAAGACGCTTATTGTAGTGCCAACAAGTCTTGTGGCTCAGTGGGTGTCAGAGTTCGAGAAGTTCACCAATCATTCCCCTATGGTGATTGATACCACGACATCCAACAAGGGACTTATCACAAAGGAACTTCTTGATACCAACCCAGTCATTGTCATGCCCATCACGGCGTTCTCGGCAATGAGCAACAACGACGACAATCTCCTCCTTACATACAACTTTGGCAGGATAGTTGTTGATGAGGCTCACCTCATCCGGAACAAGAGGACCAAGTCATACAGGCTTATCTGCCAGATGGATGCAGAAGTCAAGTGGTGCCTGACAGGAACGCCAATCGTGAAGGATGACAAGAATTTCTCAACGCTGCTCGAGTTCATTGGAATCTTCAAGACAAATCTCGTATATGCCGCGAAGGAGTTCTTGTACCGCGTGGTTAAGGAGGATGTCTTTGACCTTCCCAAGCTGGTCATCGAGGACCTCCGGGGAGATTTCCAGACAGATGTGGAGAAAAATGCGTATGAGGACATCATGTTCCAGGGGTCTGTCACTCTTAAGGCATACAAGGCATATGGTGACTCTGAAGGTAGGATGGAAATGCTGAAAACACTTTTGCGGCTCAGACAGTGCACGGCAAATATCACAATGGTGCCGAAAAATGACTCCAAGGACGAGTTCTATGAAGGAACGTCAACTAAGCTAAAGATGCTGGAAGACGACATCAAGGCTTCTCCGATCCAGAAGACTCTGATCTTTGCCCATTTCCACAAGGAGATGACCGCCATCAAGGATATGCTGCTGTCCAATGGACATAAGAGCGTTTCTATTAACGGCAATGTGTCGGGAGACGAGCGTGTCAAGGCCATCAAGCAATTTAACGAGGACTCAGCAACTAACTTTTTCATAATTCAAATAGCAGCAGGTGGCGTTGGCCTCAATCTCCAGACGGCCTCGCGTATTTACATAAATGGTGTGGACTGGAATGGAACAAGCGAGACGCAGGCTATTGCCCGGGCCCATCGTATTGGCCAGACAAAACCCGTGATCGTAAAGCGTCTCATCATCAATGATTCGATTGACGATGCCATTATTGGTCTGCAGCAAAAGAAGTTTGGGGCAGCGGCAGATATCCTGGGAGATGAGCGCATTAAAAAATCTCTGAATGCGCAAAAGAACATTTCTTCTTTCAAATCTCTGTTGGAAAGCATCTTTAAGTCATCGTAAATCCCATGTAAAAATGATAAAAAATAAAAGTTTATGTTATAAAATGGGAGGTCTCACCCAGCTCATTGCCACTGGCGTTCAGGATGTGTTTTTAACAGGAGACCCACAGAGATCTCTGTGGAAGAGAAATTCAGTGAGAAGGACCAACTTTGCCATAGAATCAATAGAAAGTACCGTGACCCTTTCATACGATACGCCAACCATGATAACAATTGCAAGGAAAGGAGACCTTGTAAAGAGTTGCGTGTTAGAAATAACCATGATGAAGTCAAACATAGCTTCGTTTTACCCAGTGGAGCAGTTCATAAAGTCTATAACAGTGGTCGTAGGAGGGCAAGACATTGAAATTATAGAGGATGCTGCAACATGGCTGCGCATTCACGATGAAACTTTCAATGATGTAGAAATACGTTCGGCAAACCAGCGGATGCTGAACTTTGCGCCAGATGACGTAGCAGGGTCCGTAAGAACATTCTATCTGGACCTTCCTCTGTTTTTCACCAAATACCTATCCACTGCTCTGCCTCTCGTTGCCCTGCAATATCACGAAGTTCAACTTCGTGTGGTATACAATAACCCAGTCAATATTCCCGGTATAGATGCTACATACACACCAACAGTAAGGTTCTATGCCGATTATGTATTCTTAGATCGCCCAGAACGTGCTCACTTTGCACAAGCTCCTCACGAATACATGATAGAGCAACTGCAAATCTTTAAAGCAAACCCCGTCATAAATGCAACCACGACAACTCAAACTGTCACTCTACCCTTCAATCACCCAGTGCGCTACATAATGTGGGTATATCAGAGTAATCTACATGGCATATACACCACAGGAAAAACACCATTCGAAACAAATGATGCCTACGCGCCACTGAATAGTGCAAAAATTCAAGCCAATGGTGTAGACCGATTCACCACGCGCCCAGGTTCCTATTTTAACCTAGTGCAACCGACACAAGCAGTCAGCCAAGCACCATCGGCAGGAATTTACATGTATTCCTTCGGTGTTATGGCAAATGAACAAGACTCTGCGGGAACATTAAACTTCAGTCAACTAGACACAGTCACCCTGCAACTCACGGCAAAGGCAGCATCTGCTTCCACCATTGCTCAGATTCTTACTCCTGGTGTTACGCTGGATACTGCTCTCACAAAATTCACCACAATAGCTATTTTTGCTGTTAATTACAACGTGTTCAGAGTAATGGATGGAATGGGAGGCATTATGTGGGCGAATTGAGTATCATTCACAAGGACTAAGCAGTTTAACAGTAGACGTTGGGTATCCAAACGATATGTCCAATGGCTTGCGGACAGTTGTCTTCCTTGGAGGACAAGGAGATGCCAGAGCATGCGCCTTGTCCATAGTTTTGAAAACAATCTCAAAAATAGAAGCCACATGATGAGGCTCCTTTGAGCCAAAGATAGTTATGGAACCCGTGGGGAAGATGAAACATGTAGAAACCTTCTTCGTGTCCTCAAACAGAATAACCTTTACCGCAGGATGCATATCAGGATCAAATTCCGTGTGATATCCCTCCTGGGCAAAGATAGAGGACAGCTGCTTCATTTGAAACTGAACAGGCATGAAGTTTTTGTCTAGAATTGATGTGGATGCATTTATCATATTGATATCCACATCAACAATCTGCAGCTCAATACCAGTCACGTCAAGAATGAATTCCACCACCTTGTTTGTCATATCCAAAAAATCCTTGAAAGAAGAAAACCCAGTCCCGTGCCCAGAACCATTGCCGAACATCTTCAACGATGACCCACCCATCTTAAACGACACCTGGTGATCAAATTTCTTCATGTTCGTATTGGCAACAACAGTGGTTTTGCGATGTTTCACCACCTTGGGAACTGCCAAAGTGAGTTCGCCATCCTCGTCGGCCAACCTCTCACGAATAATACTCACAGGAAGATCTCCTCGATCAAACTTAACAGAAATGGTGAGCGTGGAAATGTGAAGGGGGCTTGCCTTGATGTGTTCGGTTTTAATCTGAGAAATGGCATCATAAGTGCGGACAAACTCCTTTGTCAGACGAGAGACAGACAACATTTAAATCAAATAAACACGTTTATAGTTTAAGTATATATTTTGTCGATATAAGCATGTTGATGTACGTAATTATATCGACATATTGATGATAAAAGTGGGAGCAAAGTGTGATACACCAGAATGACTTTCCTCATCAAGATGCTTGTGCCCGAGGCAATTGCCCCTGCTCGCGGTTCTGATGGTGCTGCTGGTTACGACCTGTCAAGCGTGGTAGATATTGTGGTCCCTGCTCTTGGTCGTGTGGCGGTTGCTACAGGCCTGGCAATGCGAGTTCCATCTGGAACTTATGGCCGAATTGCTCCTCGCAGCGGTTTGGCCTACAAATATGGTATCGATGTTCTTGCCGGGGTGATCGACGAAGATTATCGGGGTGAGGTGAAGGTTATTCTGTTCAACACTTCTGAACGTGATTACATCATCAAGAAGGGTGATAGAATCGCACAACTCGTTCTGGAGAAGATTTCTACTCCAGAAGTAGCAATTGTTGATGATCTTGAAGACACCCAGCGCGGAGTAGGTGGGTTTGGGTCCACTGGAATTTAGATACACAAGTTGCGAACAAGGTATTCGGCACCTTTCTTGGAAAGAGGACGCCTGGCGCGCCAGTTCCTAAGTCTGTTTTCTAAAAACAATTCCATTTCCATATCCATAGCATCCACTGTGGTTTCTTCAGTCTCCAGGTCCAGGTCATTTATCTTTGCTATTTTTTCCTTTTCGGTTCGTATCGCCGTGAGAAGCACTGCAGACTTTGCCTTCTCGATCTCTATTTTCTTGATGAGGTCGGTATATGCCTTGGAAGCATTCGACTGATTCTTTACTTCGCGCTGTTTCGTGTTTTCCACTACAATTTCAGAGACAGGGGCGGCCCGGGCAGCTTTAGCAGTGGCTTCTGTGGCCACTACATTAACTGCTTGCTGATTTATTTTACCAGCGTCATTGGAAATACTCACCGCCTTAGCAGCAAGGGCATTTCGTTCCTTTTCAAGACCAGCATCAGGCTTTGATGCTTCTATAATGACAACGGGATCCACGGGTTTCACAGGGTTAATTGAAGGTATCTTGATATTCTTTATCTTTGTCTTTGTGAAAAACCATATAGATTGAACATCAGACCAATTCTTGTAAACCAAAAAAACTACAGCAGCAAGAGCAAGGATCGCAGCAATGATTATAGATGCAATGTACCGCTTCTTCATTTATAATACAGTATATTTTATAACTACAAGTTTTCAGATCCATTCCGATACCCTCATATTGCGGAGTTCAAGATACGTCGAAGGAAGACGATTTGCCGCAGGAGAGCCAGTGCAACCACCATAAAACGCATTGAAACTCATTGCTGTGATGACAAAGTTGGCATCTGCTGTCCACATTATACCACCCTGCGTGGCTTCTTTCCCGTTGACATTGATGTACGCAAGTCCATTCCTCTGACCGAGGTCATTTAACTTGAGTCCAATCTTCAAACTGTTCCAATCGCCTTCTTTAATATTTTTGAAGTTATCCACCATGTTTCCAAGGCCACAACGATCTTCTCTAGCCATTGCCCCTGTCTGCGATGTTCTGTTATTGAAGTAGAAGTATTGATACACGCTTGGGGTTTTGCCAAACATAATGCGGTAACTGGCACCTGTTCTATCCTTTTTATCGGCACAACCAGAAGCAGTTCCACTTCCACCACGAGGTGCCAAGAACAGGCCTCCGAGTTTCCCTTGACACCCAACAAAAAAGCCCTTGGGAAAAAACACATCCCATTCTAACAGGCACGACCTTTCCATATTTCTTGGAATTGGTTTTGTCACATTCACACGTTGTCCCCCCCTGCCAGCATAGTTCCCTTGGTTTGTTGGGAACCTCACTGTCCCGCCTTGCAATACAACAGTTCCCTTCCCTCCAGAAGGAGCAGGCCCTGGTACAGGTCTCGGCGCGGGAGCGGGCTTTGGTGGTGGTGCGGGTCTCTTCTCGGGCTGGGGACACCTGGGGGTGCGACATTGCCTTGTTCCACCGTCGACATCACCCCAATCCAGCCCAGTGTCTATGAAACCAGCAGGACACTTCCATCCAGAAGGAGTTGACACGCGCTTAGCATACTGACAAGGCCCATCTGCGGGTTTAGGCGAAGGAGCAGGAGCGGGTTTAGGCGCAGGAGCGGGTTTAGGCGCTGGTGTCGGTTTAGGTTGTTTTGGAGCTCTGGCATCTGCCTGTTTTTTCTTAATAAACTCTGCTGTGGCTTTCTTAGAGGCATTCACCTTGGCAACCATATCACGCAACTTGGCATTTGCAGAAGCGATAATACCGTGCTTTTGAGTTGCCCCTTCATCGACTTTCTGCTGAGCAGCCTTCTCTGCCTGTATACGGAGAGCTACGCTGGAATTGAATTCCTGATCTGCTGCCTGACGTTTTGAAGTCACTTCAAGCAGAACTGCCTCTGCCTCTTTCATCTTCTGGGCAATTATGTCATTCGACAAGTTCTGGTAGTCTGCTGATAACTTTGACTTCTCCTGAGTTGCTGCCAGAACTGCAGCATCTGCCTGAGCAAGTTGTTTCTTTCTGAGCTCCTCGAGCGCCTGTGCTGCCTCCAGATTTTTCTGATATGTACCTGTTTTTGAAAGTTCAGACGCGATTATAGCCTTTTTTACATCGGCTTGCGATGCTTCGCCTGTAGCATACAGACTTGTCGCGGTCTGGGTGTTTGCCTCAAGTTGGGCAGAGTCTGTAGCCGAGCGAATTGCAACATCGAGCAACTGGTTGGCAACTTCCTTCTCGGTATTTATGGATATAGACTCCGCAACATCTTTCACAATTGATCCAGAATCACGAGACCTCCTATTTAAATACCTAACCAGAAACACAGTGAGACCAACAACGAGAACCACAACAATTGTAATTATGGTCCAAAAAAGCCAACGAGACATCCCACCGCTATCGCCATTATCGCCAAGGTTATCATTGTTAAAAATGTCACCGAGGTTATCATTTACCAGGTCGGTGGGCGGTATCACATTTATAGGAATGTCGTCCATTCTTTACTATTAAGAGATTATAATATTTTGGATAATCATTCAAAACCGATGTATATATCAACAAAACCAATAAACAATTTTTTATAAAATATACTATTACTATTAAAGAAGTAATGAAAACGTGGATTCTAATAACAATCATTTCCGTGGTCCTTGCCGCTGTTGGTACGGCAGTAACAATTGTGATACTCTTCCTCAAAAAAAGAGCAAAATCGAGGGCCAGTGATCAATATGCAAAAAGCATAGTGGGCGAAGCAGTGGTGACTAAAGCTCTACAAAAACAAATAAACGCAGTTGAAAACATAGAATCTGCTGTTCAGAATACGATAGAAGGTGTGGGAAATGAACAAGATCTTGCATTCGCCGAACTTGCCGATTCAAAACAGGAGATGGAGGACTTGCAGAAGAATCTTGCGGCAGCAGTTGTAGCCACTAATGCCGCAAACAATCAACAAAATGCACTGAACAATCTTGATAAGGCAAATGAAGCTCTTGAAATATCCAAGAAGGACCTTTCCTTCTTTCAGAACACAAAGAACAAAATAAAAAATGCCACTGTATCAGGTATACAAACTGTGACAGATGACCTCAAGAAGCAACAAGAAGCTTTGAAGGAGTTCAGGACAACCTTGCAGAAAAAGGCAGTTTCCATGGCTCAGCAGGTAAATAACCCAAGTATCATACCTCCCACAGTGTCAAACAAACCTAATATACGCACTATATGGGATGCGGCAGTTCAACTGGTTGTGACAGCACCATCTGGACAGGCTGCTATAAAACAACTTGCAGAGCTATACACCGTGACACAAAAGGATTCGGATGACCTACTAACAGCTGCAAAAGAATATAAGAACCCGACAAAATGCGAAACAATTTCACGCATAAACATCGATGGAAAGTGGGCATGTCCAGATGGGTTCAAAGACACTGGAAGAAATTGGGGGGATGTTGATGGAGAAATCCAATGTACAAGGGGACCCTGCGCTGCTCTCAAACCAAATGCGTGCGGGTATACTAGACGTGTTTCTAAAAATGGAAAGTACGAATGCCCCCTTGGGTACACAGACACCGGGAGGGGACAGGCAAGTGATTTTCAGTGTAAAATAGGGCCTTGTGGAAACACGCCGGATGACCCACCTCCCCCTGCCCCTAAACCCGCACCAGCACCTAAACCGGCACCGGCACCAGCACCTGCCCCTCCTCTTGGGCCCTGCCAGTATGCTAAGCGCGTGGCAACTCCTTCTGGATGGAAGTGTCCCGCTGATTTCATAGACACCGGATTGGATTGGGGCGATGTCGATGGTGGGACAAAACAATGCCGCACCCCCAGGTGTCCCCAGCCCGAGAAGAGACCCGCGCCACCTGCACCTGCACCTGCACCTGCGCCCGCGCCATCGTCAGATTATCAGTTGGGCGAGAACATTGGGTTTTATGTCCAGACCTATTATTCTACCAATGATAATACACCTCCCAACAGTAATTTATCATCACAAGGAAAGGAACTTGTACCTTTTGTGTCAGTGGCATTGCCATCAAGATTTATCAAAAATGGTTCTGTAAAATATGGAGACATTCTCTTAGTTGATTTCATGAAGGGACGGACCATGCCAAATGGTCAAAAGCACAATGGACTCGTAAGAGTAGATGATTTTTGTGGCGATGGTGGTGATGATAATTATTGCTACCAGACTTACAAGGGGAACAGGTATCCCAATATCGACATGTTCATTGGAGACTGGAGCCAGTCAGGGCATAATGATAGTTGTAATGGTCCAGCGGGGTCGGGGCAAGAACTCACACAAGTCAACAGAACATCCGGAGGACGGGTTGGAGATTGGGGAGGTCGCTCTAGAACAAGTGGGAAATGTGGAGATGTTGAAGATGCAAAGAGGCAGAAAAATGGAAAGTGCTGGCACTATACGCCGAAATTTGAATCTTGGTGGCCAGAAACCTGTGCCAAAGTACAAAGAGCATAAATCACACTTGACTTCCCATATCTGGAGAACTATCCGGAGTATGGGAGATACTGTAGGGGTTTTGGTCTGGAGAGCTGTTTGGGGTAGATTCGTTTGATATGTTGAGAACAGTTGTGGGAGACACATCAACCTTATGCTTCCTTGCAAGACCAACTGTCTCGAAGAATCTGTCGCTCGCATCTGCTACAAGTTTGGAAGGGACCTGGAATCTTGTATTTTTAGCAAGTTTCTTGTTTTTAGACCCGAACATACCAAGTAACTTGCGATTCTTGCGCATCCAGTCTTCAGGACTGCCGCCAAACTCCTTTGCGCACCGACAGGCAAAGTCTTCAAAGGTATTGTTATCTTGTGTCAGACGAACAAATGGATAGCTGATTATGGTTTCTATTTTTGCAATGCTTATGTCCTGCCGCAGCATTCTATTACCATAATAGAAATAAAAAAATATTTAAATTAAAGATTTGTCAATACATATAAAAATATCAGTCGCCTCATATGATGCATGATATTATTACGTAAACTGCGTGATTTGCGTGTTTTGTTTGGTCAAACGGTTGAAAACTTTATTTCATTATTAACTTAAGTTAAAATACAAAAATTAAAATATATAAAAGATTAAACCTTTCACCATGGGTGCTTGCTTGTCTTCCCCAGATACTTATGATTCGCGTCCAATTGTGTCTACGATTCACCCCCCAACTTACAATACAGGATATCACCCTGTCCGCATGGCTCCTGTCCGCATGGCTCCTGCTCAGAAGGGGCATGTGACAAAGAAAACTCAGTATAAAAATAACATTAAAAATACTTTGAAAAAAATGAAGAACCCGTTGGCACGCAAATTATTAACAAAATTTATGAATAAATGCTCACCTAAGCGCACTTTGAAGCGCATGGACAAATACAAAAAAAAGTGCAAGAAGTGGCTTGCCGACCCTTCGTCAAGTGGTAAGGTATTTACTACCCGTCGTCATGAGGATGAATGGAAGGAACAAATATTTCAACGCCTCAATGCCATTGAGGATGTTCAGAAATCCACAGGTGACCTCATATTCACAATGATACTCGAGTATGGCGATGATTTCTTTGATGATGATGATTTCTTTGATGATGATTTCTTTGATGATGATGATTTCTTTGATGATGATGATTTCTTTGATGATGATTTCTTTGATGATGTTGATTTCTTTGATGATGATGATGAGGATGAGGATGATGATGATGATGTTGACGATGATGATGATGATGATGATGATGATGATGATGATGATGATGATGATGATGATGATGACGATGATGATGATGATGATGATGAGGATGATGATGAGGATGATGATGAGGATGAGGATGATGATGATGATGWTGAGGATGATGATGATGATGATGATTATGATGAGGATGAGGATGAGGATGATGATGATGATGATGAGGATGATGATGAKGATGAGGATGAGGATGAGGATGAGGATGAGGATGAGGATGA